AATATGTTGAACTAATATCTTATCTAAAGACTAAATAAAATTAAGCCCGGAAGTTAAGCCGTCAGAAATAATAGCTAAGTAATCGCGCTTCGCTATGTTAAACTAATAGTAAAATGTATCTACCTATACCCAAACCATGTATAAATGAAAAAAAATCATAAAAAAACTTTTCATAACCTCTCCACCTTCCACCCTCCACCTTTTCGTGTTTGTAAGGCTCAGGCGTTAATGAATTACAAAAAAAAGCTTATATATACATTAACAAAAAAAGAGTGTCCCTCCACCTTCCCTCCACCTNNCCCCATTATCCTAAAATCTATCTAAAATTAGAATAAACAAACATTAAACATCTTTTCTTTTTTGTATTTAACGCCCATATATTCTAATTCATTCTTAAATATTTTTTGATTAATAGACTTTAATCCGTTATCTAAACAATATTGTTTATAAAAGTTGTAAAGACTGGAGGATTTAAATTTATAATATTTATCTGGATTGTCTAAAGATAATATATAGTCATTCTCAAAAACCGCATTCGCTTTATATCCTTCTTTATGCCACTTAATATTATATTCTAAATTCTCCCCGATAATAAAATCATAAAATGTTTGAATTGAATTCTTAGATAATTCTTTCATTAACCTCTTAGTCTCAGTTTCAAACATTTTTAATGTAGTAAAGTCAGACGGTTTGTTAACATTAGCTTCGTAGTAAAGATAACTCGCAAACTTATCAGCAAACTCTTTGTTTGAAATCCGTTGAGATAATTTTTCAAAGAAAACTTTATTATCTAAATACTTATCGCTAACTTCTAAGCAGAAATATCTTCTGTCAGTTTCTTCAATCTTAATAGAGTTAATATGATTAGAAATGAATATGAATTCCCATGACTGTCGACATATCATAGAATCTGAATATAACTTCTTAATAGTAATAGTATCTTCTGTAGTAAATGATTTTAGCTTATCAAACTGAGAATGGTAGCCCTCTTTCTTAGCAGAAAGTTCATTAATTACTAAGAATTTTTTTCCGAGTAAATGGAAGTTATTAGCGTTTGTTAATCCGTCTAATCCGCTAATGTTAGTGTTTGAAATCCGTTTTCCAAATATATACTCTCCGAGCCATTCAGCAAAGAAAGATTTACCAACGCCCTGCTTTCCGGTTAAGAATAAAGATACCTTAGATTTAAGCCAGGGGTATTTTGTAATAAACGCAAGCCATTTTATCATATAAATAAAAGCATTTTCATCCTCTCTGCAATAGTTTTCTTTGATAAAGTCTAAGAAGAATTGTATATCTTCTTTATACTTAATTTTGTTTGTTTCCCATAAGTCTTTAGAAATAATAGTAGTGTTATAATCTACAAAGGCATAAAACACATTTGATTTATCCATTTTTTCTACAAAGTTAAATTCAAAGTATATGAATCTATCAAAAATACTATCAAAGTACATTGTAAAGTCAAGTAAATTCTCTACGATAAGCTTCTTAGCAACTCTATCATTCCGATTACTAAAAGAAAAGTATCTGACTTTACGCTGTAATCGTTTTAAAGCTTCATATGTCCAGATATCATACATATTTTCTTTACTTTCTTTCAAAACATAACACCGCCCATCACTCGCACATACTTTATAATATCTTTCAGAGATATATTCAACGGCGTGTTTTTTATTTCTAAATACTCTCTCAGTCACGTCTCTTTCAAAATCTCCCCAGTAATATTCTTCGTCTGTAAATCTATTAATACGATTTTTATGTAACTCCGGGCGCATAATTAATATCTCCTCATCTCCGCAATATTCTTTACTATCTAATATATCGCAATAGTTAACTTCAGATTCATAACCAAACTTTTTTAAGTCAATAGGTTTAAACTCTTTTATAGATAATTTAATTTCATAATTCATAATATCAAATAAATACTTTTCTATTTTCTCTTTAAACTCGTCTTTCCATATTTTTGTTTTAATCATAATCCCGTCGAAAGAAAGTATAGAATGAAACATCATCTCTCCCAAGTTTAAATCATCCTTTAGATAAATAAACATACTCATTAATAATTTGTTTTCTAAGAAAAGCATTAAATGACTTAGAAAACTTCCCAATATATTAAAGTCTTTACCCGCATTTCTTTTTTTGTTTCTAACTTCTACAAAAAGTTCCGTAAAAATATTAGATAATAGTTTAGCTAATTTATTTACTTCTTCTTTAAACTTAGTAATGAACTCCGTTTTTATATTTAATTCATCATACGCCTTATTACCACCGTTCATAATTGAAAGAAAACACATTTTAATATAGTCTTTAGATAAAGTATAGTTGTTTGCTGACGCTATCTCTTCAAATACTTCATCTCTATTGTTAATGTATCTATCTAAACAAAAGTAATATTCTTCTTTGATTCCGATGTTTAAACAAACATATCTTAACAATACCGGATGACAATTCACAACGTCTAAGTCCGTGTATATCTTATTATAAATAGTATGTCTTACTTCTCTTAACATCCCCTGACCCGATACAGAACCCACAGCCTGCATTCTGCCGCCTGTGTTTATACTTTTTTGCTTATATAAAACTTCCAATTGATTTAGTCTACTGTTTGTATAATAGCTAAACAAGATGTCTTTATCTCTCCCATTTCTATTAATACTCTGTTTAATCTCTGCTTCATTAATTAAATAAAAAGCTAACATATTTCTATCAAAGTATTCAATGAACTTCTTACCATTGTTAATACTTCTTTCTAAGTTAGAAACACGATCTATATTATCTTTAGACTTTTTCAAGCATAACTTATTGTTCTTATTCAAGTAAAAACACTCATTCCAAAAAGAGCTACGTTCTAACATTTCTTTATACAAATCAAAATTGTCACGCCCGAGTTGTATATAGATTATCCAGCTTCTTTTTAAAATGTATTTACACCATACAAAATTTAATTATATTTTAAATAAATAAGTAAAAATATATAGTATATCAGTCAGTAAATATGATTGCCGACTTTTCAAAAGAAACATTAGAACATTTTAATATTAGTCCAGAGAAACAAAAACAAATACGAGAGTGTTTACTTCTTTATAAAAAGTTAGAGTATTATGAAAAAAAACAAAAAGGATTTCAAGCAAATAAATTAACATTCTGTGAAGATTGTAAAGTTAACGTAACTCATATAGAAAGACACTATAAGAGTAAAAAACACAGACGACTCGTAGATCCAATGAGCCTTATTGAAGATTAAAACCATTGTTAAGATTTTTTATTTTTTTCCATTATCGCATAAAGAAATAATAGCAGAGCTAATCACAGGTAGTCAGCCTGAGATATTGAAACTCTTTTTAAAAAATGAGTCATCTTATTTAGCCTTTTGAAAGAATAGCTGAGTGGTATAGCCGGAGATAGTAAAGTATTGTATCGCATTTATATTTTTTCTATAGACTAATGTAGTGTCTGAAGAAGTAATAGCTGAGGTAATCGCAGGATAGTCAGCTAACATATTTAAAACGTGTCGGCAATAATCTAAAACTATAGCCGGACTGGATGTGTTAAACTAATATCCTAACTCTATATCTTATCTAAAGTCTGAAAAGAGAATAGCTGAGTGTCATAGTCTGAGATATTAAAACTTTTTTTGAAAAGTTGATTTATCTTATTTAGTCGTCAGAAAAAATAGCAGGAGATAGCCGGCATGAGTATTATGGAAAAGTAGACCCCCCCCCCCCTACCGAGAGCGCTCTAAATTTCTCTTTTTTTATCTGGCAAATTATTATTTCGTCTTTATTTATACATTCTGATAATATTTTTACTACCTGTCTCTTGTTGAGCTGCGAGACCAAGTACAAGTTATATTTGTAACTGTTGTTTATGTTATTTCTTTGAATTAGGGCATTTTAACGCATATAGAATATTATATATGAGCCGGTTCTACCAAGTGTTAAATAATAATTTAATATATATAAATATAGTAAATACGTCTATATTATTGACTTAATTGATAAATATTTATAAAATGCTCACCTGTCCTCCGTGTAATTTTAAATGCGAATATAAATCTGAACTTAATAGACATTTAAATTCTAAAAGACATAGGGAAAAAATGAGTAACGCAAATTTATGCAGCGGTTGTTTTAAAGAATTTTCTACTAAATTTAATAGAAATAGACATCAAAATACATGCGAATCTATTCAAAATCAAAATAACATTGAAACTCAGACTAACATTGAAACTCAGATCAATATAGAGACTCAGAATAACATAAATATCATATTACCCGAGAATCCTGAATCCATTAAGACTTTTTTCATGCTATTAGAAGATTTACGAAATAAAAAAACAACAGATTGCTTTCAGCGCCTTTTATTAGATGATATGATATCAAGCGATTATGATTTAATGGATTATGTTGAAAAATTTGACACGAATTTAGCGGCGTATCATAATAATTTGATGAGAGAACATAATAGTTGTAAAATGTATGAGCTTATTAATAAGATTGATGAAAATGGAGACGAGTATAGAGAAAGAATATTATATACGCCTATGTCTCACCCGGATTATAAATTTGACTGCAGGCATGAGAAATGTGGCTTTATGATAGACGAAAATGTTGTTAGCGATATTTTAGCCGAAACTTTATTAGACGCTGATGACGAAATAGTTGTGACTCATAATAATGATATACGTGGAAAAAAAAATATTTTATTTAAACACAAATATACTTTGCATTCTGATGAGATTCTTTTAGAGTTTATTAATAAGAGTAGTAAGAAAGAATTGTGTAATTTATCTGAAGACTTTAAGCCGGCGACTATAATCAAAGCTAAGTATCCAAACTATTATGATAAGTTAGAAGACAAAGCTATTAAAATTATTACAGCTTATAACAATAAGACTAAGAATAGAAGCTGAGTCTTAACATTTCTATCAACTATTAGTGTTACTTCTATGAAAAAATAAAATATATACACTTCTTAAGACACTACTTAAGACTATAAGATATGCCGTCTGGATTCAACACTAAGTTATCTTCAATTACGCGATCAACTGTTAGCTTATCATAAAGATATACGTTTTCATTTTTTTTGTCAAATAAGTCGTTAGAAAGAATATTTACTATATCGTTTACGCGCGATTCTGTGTTAGAGAGATTCATAGGAAGGCTAAACTTCTTAAAATCATAGCCGTTGAATGCAGAATATTCTCCTCCGCTATTTTTAATAGTATTGATAATATTTTTACGACTATCATTGAAATCCCCGGCATACACAGTTCTGAAGACAATAGCCCCTTGTTGTCTGTTCTTATGATAATCAGTAATATGTTTTTTGATATGTTTTAAATCTTTATACACGCCGATAGCGATATAACTCGCGTACTCATTATCAATACTTTTAATAGCACATGAGAACAAAACAACCTTCATTATCTTTATCTGTATTATATGAACAATAAAATCAATTTTTAAATCTTCATAATAAGAGCTCACACGCGTAATTATTTTTTCTAAAGACTTATATAGAACGATGTCAGATATTATCAGAGTACTTAGTTCTAATGATTTAAATAATTTATATAACGAATATAAATGCGTGAGTAAGGATTCTAAGACTTCTAAAATACCTGTAATAATAAATGACAAAACCGTAGATACGAGCACTGAGGCCGGTGATGATGATAAATTATTTTTTAAGTCGTCTATAGAAAATAAATATGTCGCTACTGATTTATATGACCGTCTTTCAATAGTGTTTGCTGTTTATCTGCCTTCCGGTAAGTATGAATTTATAGTAGGCGCTGGTAATACAGCCTTCATATCGTTTCTTCCGTATAAGTTGAGTAATAGTATATACACTGTGCCTTCTAATGTCTATTATATGAATATTTTTGTAGACGCGGGGTTTACATTCAATGTGAACATGAAGAAAGATAACGGAACCGCAGTTACTCCATTTTATTACATATTAAAATGCGAAAGTATTGAATCTGAAGACATTATATACGAAAATTTTTACACTCAGGTTTTAGAAGACTGTGCTAATAGAAACGATACATTGTCATCTTTATGTGTTAGAATAAATAATCTCGGCACTCTTTTAGACCCCAGATATTATCTTACGAGAGTCTTAAGAAATAATAATTCTACTGTTGGGGAATGGAAAGAGTTAGAAAATACATGTTCCGCTACTTGCGATACCGGGTATCGTAAAAGTGTTAAATATACTACCACATATTTAGACGGTAATGTAATAGAGGATACCCCTGAGTATAAACAGATAGATTGTCTAAATACATGTCCTAAGGATGGTTATTTCAGCGACTGGAGCGCCTGGAGTACTTGTAGTAAAACGTGTGGCAGCGGTACTACAAGTCGCACCCGAACATATACTCCCGCTGTAAATGGAGGAGTAGATTTAGCCGATAGAAATGTATTAAGTGAAAGTAAAACATGTAATACTCAGAGCTGTGTTATCCCGTATAAAATAGTTCTCGCAGCTAATAAATCTTCATCAGTCAGCATATCTCTTACTTCGCCTAATGGTGTGTATAAGTTTGAATGGTTAAAGACTCCAACACTTAGCGTATACTTAAAACAGTCTAATGGATCGTGGGGCCTTAGTTCCAGTATTACTGTAGCTAACTCAAATAATAAAAGTGTTTTGTCATTAGCAGATACAGACCTTATTATTTATAATTCTACTTACACATCTTCTACTATTATAGCCCGTTCTGCTTTTAGACCCTTAGCTGGACTTGCTATAAACGATTCTGGTCAGCTTGTACTTATCACTGAAAGTAACGTAGTTGGTCACTATTTAGTGGTACCAGGTAGACATTTATCAGCTTAGTCTATAGATTAATTATATATTTGGTGCCTAAACTATTTAGTGTTAAATGGTTTGATTCAGATGAGAAATACTTTATATTCTACGACTATAATTAAAAAAATACCACGTAATCAGAAAAAGAGTTCAAAGATAACGAAATGAGCCGGCATAATATTTTTTTTTGAACATTGAGATAACATATAAAATACTCTATGGTGAAAATATTAGTATCGGGTGCTGCTGGACATTATCCGTATTTATTAGGAGTCGCTCGCGGTCTGCAGCTTGACAATGATTATTTTTCTCACGCAAATAATGATTCAGAGATACATGCTTATAGCTCTGGATGCGTTGTGGCTTTACTATTGGCTTTGAATATAGATATCAATCTCGCTATGAATTGTCTCCAGATAAATATCTTAAAAGATTTAAATAATACTTTGCTCGGCTCTGGATTTAATTTCTTAATAATTCTAAAGACTCGTTTATTAAAATTCTTAAATTCTTTCGGAGAAGATATTTATCTAAAAGCTAACAACAAATTATTTATCTATATATCTTATTTTAAAAATTGGGGATTGTCTTCAGAAATAATAAGTGATTTTTATAATAATGAAGATTTGGTAGATTGTTGTATCGCAAGCGGTTTTATTCCGCTATACGGTCGAAGTATTTTGTTTCCATTTAGAGATAAATATTGTATTGATTATGCTATCAACTTCAAACCGCCTGAGTTTATTGATATTAATATTAAAAGAAACGCCGTCAGAGATTTAAATAAAATATTCGGACTATATATTTTTATAACATCTGACTACGATAAAGTAAAAGACATGTATCAACTCGGGATTGAAGACTACAAAACTAATAAAAATAGCTTTATGGTTAATTTTATCAATTAAACATTACTTAATCATTAAGTATAAACCATTCTTACTCTTTAAGTAATAATGAGCGGTCAAAAGATGTATGATTACATTCTTACTTTATCTAAATACACTTATAACGGCGGGGATTATTACAACATGCAAGATTTAATGAAAAACAAAGAATATGCTAAGGGTTGTAATGCGAGTCAGATTAAGCTTATTGAAAGAAAAAAATTAGGCAATTCTATTGTTCAAGGACGTATCGGCATTGACGATAAAACAATCTTTGAAGATAAAGTTATCTCTAAGAAACATACTAAGCGATTTGTAAAGTGTGGATCTGTGATGGAAGAGTTTAGATATATTTGGGACACTAATATGACTAATAATGATAATAACGAACAAGTTGGACGCTGGAAGGTATTTGATGTAAAACCACTGGTAAAGCCTTTAGATAATGATTTTTATATGTTCAAAGACAAGAATGGAAAGGTTTATGATATTGAAATGAGAGGAGAACGTAGCAGAGATAAGATTTTATTCAATTGTAAGCAGGTAGGTGAGATGTTTGAGATTAGCCGTTTAGACAATGATATTTTAAATAATAAGTCTTCTCATTTAGAAGAACAAGACTTTATATTCTGTAAAATTGATGGAAGTTCCCTCAATTCTACTGATAAGACTCTCTATCTAACTTATAAAGGTCTAAAGAAAGTAATCAATAATAGTCGCTCAGGCCGTGCTAAGGAATTCTGCGACTGGCTGGATGATATTGTCTTTGCGGCTATTGCTGGCGATAAAGAACAGCGTACTCAGGCGGCTGCTAATGTTCTAAACATTAGTATGCAAGCACTTATTGATGTGTTTAATAAGAATGCTTCAACGATTTCATGCCTGTATCTTCTAAATACTGGGTTTAAACATGACAATAAAGATGTATACAAGTATGGATTTTCAAAAGACTTATCTCGCCGGTTTAAAGAACATGTTAAAACATTTGGAGATAACGTTGATCTAACTTCTTATGTTTTTATTTCTGAAGACAATCTAAGTAAAGCAGAAAAAGAGTTCAAAGATTCAACAAGCTGTTTTACTTATAAGTCAGAAGATAGTTTAATTAAGTCTCAAGAAGAGTTATTACTTCTGGGAGCTAATGAGATTAAGAATGCGAAAACTATTATTCAAACTATTGGAGATAAATTTGGGTCTAATGATAAGATTATGATTGATAGTTTTAAATATATTATCTCGCAAAAAGAATTAGAAATACTTCAATTAAAACATATTATTGAGCTGAAAGACAAAGAGTTAGAGCTGAAAGACAAAGATAAAGAAATGAGTCAGCATATTATTGATGGTAAGAATAAAGACATTGAGATTCTAAAATTAAAAATTGAGTTATCAAAAAAATAAACTATATTTTATAAAATAATCTAATATAGATTATTTTTTTTTAATAGCGATTAAAATTTCAGATACATAAAATGGTTTAAATAGATTATTCATTCCTTTAACGGCCTGATCAAAACCGCGATTACATCTATAGACTTTAGAAGTTTTAACATCGTTAAGAACCCCGTAAGAACCACAAAGTTTAGAAGTATAATGCCCATCAACCCGAAATAAATTACATACTTATTTAAACTCTGACATTAAGAGTATTTGAAGTAAGTTTATATTTAGTCTAAAGAAAATATAGTGACTTGTGTTCAATACATCTTATACTAAAAGTATTATTCAAAAAAAAAATAAAATTAATAATTCTCAAAAAGAGATAACTACTTATTTCTTAGAGTTCATCTCTTTAAGAATTTCTTTAATCTCATTCATATCTTTTTCTAAATGTTCAAACCGCTTATCTACTTTATTAGACTGCTCTTTTGATTCTTTTTTCATTTCTTCAAACCGTTTCTCTGTATTATCGATAGACCATATAATCACGCCTGCTAGAGCAGAAATGGCGCCGGTTAAACCAGTTACTGATCTGAATAATACTTTATTTTGCATATCTATCTCGCGGTTAACTCCTTTTTGAAAAGTATTAGTTACTTCTTTAGAACTATTAATATATAAATCTACATATTCTTTAGTTGAATAAATCGGCTTAGTGTTAATAGTAGAAATCTTACGAATGATTTGACGAAACATTATAGATAGACTCTTTAATAGTATAACATATTATAAAAATCAATTTTTTCATTGATTAATATAGAAAATGACATTACATAATGCTATACTTATATGAGCCATGTAATGAAGATAGTGCTTAGAATCTTTAATACGCGTCTTTTGTAACTTATATAACATAGACGCGACTAACATTAAATAAAAAGCCATGTAATTTTTAGTCTTTAGAAATAACATAAAATTATGAATAAAGCATATATACATTGTAAATCTATCTAAATACGTTAAAAATAGACTTGTATTTGCGTGATTCAATAGTGAAGTTAATATCCCAAATGAATATAAACTAATTAATGTATGTTTCGTGCTATTATAATAAAGAATAAAGAAAAATAAATGAATACATGCTCCTATATAAGTAGATTTTAGAAGAAAATAATTAGACATATATTCTTTTTTTATAAGAAAGCATAATTTTTTAATTCATATTAATATAAAGTATAAGCCTCCAACTCAACCGACAGACGTTAGTTTTATCGGGAGCATTCTTTTTTTAAATTATAATAGCTTAGCTGGTTGAGTCAATAATGTAAAAATTGAATATTATAAGACGTTTATACATTTGACAATGATTCAAATTCTCGGAAAGGCTTTATATAGATTGCTGCCTAATAGGTATCTTAAATGGAAGACGGGTTCCTTAAACGAACCCAGACATAAGCTGTATTGCGAGAATCTGTCAATAACCATATTAATATTAATTATCTATGGACTAATTACTTATGTGTTTATATATGAGAGTTGGCTTCAGTGTACTAATATTATAGATATTATTAATAATAATGCGTCTAAAGAATATAAAACAAAGTTATTTATGCGAGATAACGGTTTTTGTAATACTATGGATGGCTTTTTAATCGTATATCTGTCTTTCTTAGTATTTACTTTACTTGCTAATATAATTATCGGGATAGTGTTTGATTATTATAGAAAATACAAAAACTCTATTTTATCTAAAGACAAACATAACTATGATGAAAATGTAATTATTCATATACCAATTTATAATGAAGACTACGACACTATTAAATCAACAATTGAATCTGTATGTCGTATGAATTATAAAAAAGAAAATATTCTAATGCTTATCGTAGTGGATGGTATTATAAATAATTCTGAGTCCAGCTTTTCTGATAAAACATTACTATTTGATGTATTAAATAATGATGATTATAAATTAGATTTGAATTGTGGAGAAATAGATTCAAATACGATTGAGTATAAAGATAATAGACTTAAAATATATAATGGTTCGTATAAAGAAATATCATACTCTGTTATCTTAAAGCGTGGTAATGTTAGCGAAACTTTTCGTAACGGAAATCGCGGTAAGAAAGATTCTGCTTTGATTATTTACGAGACTATATATAATTTGAGTCTGCCTACTGAAGAAATAGGACAGTGTTATTTAGACATCATTCATAGAATTCAATCCGGCCTTTCGTTTAAAAATATTTATGATTTTGAGTATATGTTAATCGTTGACTGTGATACTGACGCAGAGCCGGATTGCTTAATTCAAATGATGAGTTATTTGAGAGTTAATCCAGATTGTCTCGCGGTATGCGGTCAGACTGTTGTAAAAAATAAGAATGAAAATTATATTACCATAGTTCAAAGCTTTGAATACTTCATATCTCATTTACTTCTAAAGACTTTTGAGAGCATTACGTATAATGTATTAGTTCTTTCTGGATGCTTTACCCTGTTTAGATTAAAGCAATCCGGAGAAGTCACTATTAATAAGAATATTATTGATAATTATACAAAAGAAGCAAACGGTTTGTATGAAAAAAATTTATTAGAACTCGGCGAGGATAGATTCTTAACTGTTCTTATTATTCAAGAGCATTCAGAAAAAAAATTATCATATATTTCAGATGCGATTTCTTATACCAACGTGCCTAACAGTTTCAAAGTATTACTTTGTCAGCGGCGTAGATGGACTAACTCTCTTATAGTATGTTTAGCTTTACTCGCGATAAAACCGCCTGTCCAATCCTTCTTTAGACATGTGAAAATGTATTTAGTTATTATTATGGAGTTGTTTATTATATTCTTACTCCCGATTGTAATCCTTATTGGTCTAATTAATTCAATAATCAGCTTATCTATTCAAGGATTTAGTGTCATGCCTGTTGTAATTACATCAGTTATCATACTATTGAATTTGTTGATATCTTTGGCTGTATTACGTTTTGACATGGCTATCAGATTCTTTCCATTCTTCACTTACCTACCTGTATTCTCTATAATTATACCGATTTATAGTATTTTAAATTTAGATAATCTAAACTGGGGTAAGACAAGAGAAGCTCATATATTAAATGATTCAAACTCTGATGCCTTAGAGATAGTTACGCCTAAAGAAGATATAGTAGTAATGGGTCATTTTGCGGACTTATAATTCGGTCTTTACTTTTGTTTATTTTTTATAAAAAAGTTGAATATACAAACACACATGTGTGTAATATTACGGCTAAGATGAACTCAATCCTTTCTAACTACAATATCTTTAATAATGCTATTAAATGGAACATTAAACAATACTGTTGTCCTTCTAAAGAAGACTATCAATCTGTGTTTACTAATGAGGTATTGCCTCATATTAATATGCTTCTGAAGGATGTTAAATATTACTGTTCTAAGCACGATTATTACTGCGATTGTTACTTGAATGTCAATACCAGACATAGACTCCTGCCGTGCTATGAGTGCTATTTCTGCGGCATAGATAATTGCAAAGAAAGTCACGCTGAGGTAAATGAAGAGTTTGACTCTGTTGAAGTCTCATTGTATGATATATTAAAATGTATAGATGACAATGAAGGCGGATACACAAGGGAATGTTATTTTAACGGATATACTTATGGAATGGATTTTACAAGCGTTATAAATAAATGTTACTACTGGCCGTTAGAAAATATAATATATTTTACGAGCAGTAGAAACGGACGCGGTGAGTTGTTTTTGAAAAGGTTAGAATTGATGTCAGCTATCGAAATGTTTAAACGTTAGCACCCGGTTCTTTCTTTTTTGTAGATATTTTAAATTATAACTAAAATTGATTTTTCATATATTAATATCAAACACAAAGATGAAATATAATTTCTATATGCTATTTTTAACAATGATTACTTTATCAAAAAGTTCTAATGCTAATATATATGATAAATGTGTTAACACTAATCATATTACTTTAACATTTGATGACGGCCCTCATGAAAATACTCTTTCTATTATGAGCACTTTAGATAAGAAAAATATATCAGGCGCTTTCTTTGTAAATATGTTAAACGCAGTTAGAGACGAAAAGATGAGCAATATTGTATCTACTATTTATAGCAGCAATCATATCCTCGCGTCTCACGGATTTAGCCATGCCGCTATGGAAAAGTTAAATTTATTTAATAAAGAAAGAGAGCTATATGATAATGAATTTATGTTCAGAAAGCTATTCAACAAACGTCCGCGCTTTTTCAGGCCGCCGTATTTTAACTACGATGAAGAAACTACTGATGTGATTAATAGATTTGGATATGATATTATTCTTTCTAATCTAAATACAGATGATTGGATGATGGATTCGTCTTTAGATATATATAATAGTTTTGTATCTAAGTGGAATAATTATACGGGACATATTATGCTAATGCATGACTATCAGATTCATAACATAGATGCGTTAGAACAAATCATAAAATTTGTAGAAAAAGAAAACTATGAATTTGTATCTCTTTCTGAATGTATTGGGGTTGACGGCAAATACGTAGAAGATAACACTTATGGCCCTTATTTGTTGAATGGCTTTAGTGGGTAAATAAGAAAATAAATTAAATAAAAAAATTGATTTCTTTTTTTTAGATTATATACAATGGAGCCAGTTATGAAATCCAGCAGATTTGCCCGTCATATTAAGGAAAAGGAGTTTAATTCTATATTTGATGGTGATAACAAGTATGAGAAGCTAAACATAATGACCAGAGATATGAATGAGTTTAAAAAATTGTATTCAGACAATATTTCTCTATGCCCGGATAATGCTCTACGCAGATCGGCGCCATGTGTATTTACCGGCAAGGTTTTAACCAAGCGAGCTAAAAATATCTTAAACAAGGAAAAAAAGATAAAGAGGAAAGGAATTAAGCACGATATAGTCCGGCTTAAACTATTTAGCGCTCAGTGTTTTGAATCAGACGCGTAATACTTTATATTTCTAACGACTTTGATGTTAAATATTTTTTTTGTATCTATAAGTAAAATATCAAAAAAAAGAATGCTCCCGGCGAGGCTCGAACTCGCAACCTTTGGCTCATAAGACCAACGCTCTACCGATTGAGCTACAGGAGCTTATACTTATATATAATACAGTCTTTAATAGGTTTTTAGTTATATAATGATATATGAGACTAATTCAGAAATAGAATGAACAATAAAATGGATTAAGCTTCATGATATATAAAATGTAATAGTATATATAACATGAGTGACTTATCTAAATACTACGAAGAGCTTAGTCTATTAGGAGTATCTCCTTCAGATGAGAAATATACAGAATGGAGCGAATGGAGCGGCTGTCCTAAAGAAGGATGTGGATTTATTCAAGAGACGAGAACAAGATTCAAAATACCCTCCATATACGGAGGTAGTGATATGAACAATTTACCATCTAACATAGAAGACGAATTAATAGAAACGAGGTCATGTTTTAGATACTGCCGTACTGAGGCTGATGTATTATCCGCATGGAGAAAATATACAGGCTGTTCTTCTGTTAAACTGCCGGAAGTAACTAAAGATAAAATGATATCTTACATTGATGAAAATAATAAACTGGTAGAATTTGAGTCTGCCGTGTGGATAGACAATCTTAGGTATTACTCAGACTCTGACTTATTGAATGTATTTAATATATGGAGACCTGTCACTGTGTCAGACACAAGTGCTCAGTGTTACGGCAACGAATTGTTAAACAATACAACAGTATTTATAGGAAGTAAAATCTTTTCAAAGAATAATGTTGGATATATAGAATATTCTACAGACGGGAGCTTTTGTTTTTATACTCTTAATATAGAAGGAGATGTCGCGTCATACAAACAATCAGGTATAATAAGAAATAAGCCTTTAGAAAATAAAAAAGGTAACTATGCTAAAATAGTAGATAACAAGCTAAATTTCTATTCTTTTAAATCCTCTGGTCAAATATATCCAGATAGTTCCTCGGATGTGTTATTGGAATCAGTAAATATAGGCGGGACTAATTCTAAAATAATGGTAGCAGATACCGGACTGCTCGTTATAGATAGTAATAATCATGTAATCAATAGAGTAGGAAACACACAGACTGAATATGATATAAATAGCGAGATAACATTTAAATCTGACCAAGATAGCGAATATTATATATTGAAAAACACCGCCGGTGATAGTTATCTTTCTATAAGCAATAAAGGAGTAAAGTTAGTAAATATAGTAGACGGAAATGCTAAAATAATATGGAATGTAGCAAGTGACGGAGTATCATGCTCTATAACATTTAATTCAACAGGTATAAAAATAAACGATAGCATTAAGAAAGAATTATATAGTATGACTACCGAAGGCTGTAGTAAAATATGTTTATATGGAAAATGGTTAGAACTGTACTCTGGGGATGATATGGAATATCTATGCGGGCGAATAGGCGAATCAACTAATATCATTACTGAAGATTTTAAAATAAAAAAACCAACTATGCAATCTGAAGAATTTAACTGCAGATTTGAATACAAGTCGGACAAGGATATACTTAGTCAGCTCGTATATCAAAGTAATGGAGACTTAGTGTTCAAAGTCGCCGGAAATATTTTATGGAATTCAGGAACGAGTGGAAAACTATCCACTCACTTTATGATTTCTAAAGGCGAACTATTTATTATGAATAAAGATGCTATAGTCTTCAGAACTAATACCAATGTAAATCAATCACATATAACAGCGGGTAAGCAATCTTTTTTATTAATAGGAGGCGACTGGTTGTTTATATTAACACAAAGTATTGAAAATAATACAGACTTAGAGCTGGTAAAAATGTATCCCAACGTTGTAAAAAAAAGCGACAAGGGATGGAGCTCTATAAATTCATTAGGCAAATATTTCTTAGAGTTTAATTATAATAATTTTCCTTCTTTTGTACTAAAAAGTAAAAATCATAATAATACAGGAGTCAGCGCGACTACTTCTCTTATAGATATAAGTAAATACTTAAATGTAACCCCTGATTCCAAATGTCCGCCGTTAGATTTATTTTGTAATGAAAATAAAAAAGAAATTGTATCTTCTTCTATAAGTAAATTTTCTGTAGAATTAAATAGTAGTTCCAGCGAATGGACTTCCGCGGTAAAGAGTGTATCATTAAGCAGCTTTAAACCCGTATCCGTTGATTTTAATGATACGAATACATACTTATACTCTGGTAGACGAATAAATGGATACAGCAATTTTACAGAGTCTGAAGATAAAGGAAAGTATTCTTCTCCTCTAATCTTTGTAAAAAATAGTAAAGGAAGTTATGAGTGTGATATACTTATAAAACAGCCTATAGAAGAGTTTGTGATTGATTATGTAGAGAGCCCCGTATATGAAGATTTTATATATAATTTATCTAAAGACTCAGAATCTATTAATAAACTAATAACAGACATGACGGGGTTTAAATTACATAGTGGATTTACATTTACTAATAATAATATTTCTTCGTTTTCAGACTCTAAGTATATTGAAGCGGGTAATGTGTTGGATAATATTATAGAAGAAAGAGTAAATGTTTTAGAAGTAGAATGCGGAGAAGACAAAATACTTGAAGATAAATGTATAAATGCATTTTCTAAGCTTTTAGAAAAAAATGAAAGGGCTAAGAAATTCCATGAACTAACTATAAATATAGAATGTAGAAAGCATTTTAACCATCCCGCGTGCTCTGAATTTATAAAATCTAATAATAAAGTAGTAAAGTTTATAGACGGGTATTGTAAAAAAATAAAAAATATGTATAGCAAAGACTGTTCTAACTTATGCTCATCAAGTTCTTACTATTTATTTTCTGTATGCGAAGAAAGAAAAAATATTTATATTTTCTCTATAGTATTAGTTTTAGTAGCCGTATTATCGTTTAGACGGGTGTTTAATTTAGCTTCTTTATCTTTGAAGAAAGTAGTCTTTAGAAAAAATACAAATGCCGTTACTAATATTAACAATAGTATAATAAGCAAATAATCCGACTTTATATATCCTCTGTCAGAAAACCCCTCTACCGCATCGCCATCTCTTAATTTATTCAAAACGTCTTCATAATATTGTATACATTTATCGTCAAACGCTCTGCGGGAACAATACTTTTTTACATGGTTTGAATATAATATAGCATTTAATTCATCGGATACATCAAACATATCCTCACATACTATTTTTGTATTATTATCTAAAGATTGATTTAGCTCTTTTTCGCACTTATTAGATTTTATTTTTTTTACAGAGGCGCGATATATATCATTTAACTGAGCATTTGTGTTCACCCCTCTTATTATTATACCGCTATTATATATCTGTTTGCATTTAGATATTAAATCATCGCTCTCTGCGTTCTCGCATAAATTAGCTAACTCCTCCGTTAGAATAAAGTCACCTCCGATATTATCACTGTCAGCTGTGTAATTTAAAAAATCTGATAAAGATTCCACTTCATCCCCTTTAAGAAACTTTTCTATGTTTTCTTTAGACGAAAATATATTTCTATAATAGTTATCTCTTTGTTTAGAGATAGAGCCGGACAAGTCTCTACTTTGTTCTTTACATCTATTATCACCAGTCCATTTGTCATCTATAGTAGAACATTTAGAAGTTAATAGATAGTCCTTTATAGTTTTATTTGTATTAGAAAATATCAAACCGTCGCATCTGTCTCTGTTCTCATCTAATTCAAAATTATACAATTTAGTATTATTGTCAAAAGTTAAACATTTAATATAATCTCTTCTATCTACGATATCGTTAATCTCTTTTTTTGTATCGTCGTTAGAAATTATATAAATGTCTGATTCTATTACATCGCAAAATCCCGTCTTATACAGTTCACTTTCTACATCGGAGCACGCTTTCTTTACGTCACTACTTAGTACAAAGGTATGATATAACTTTGATAACACGGGGACTAAGAAAGAGAACATTTTAATATCTTTTTCTTTCCATGACATATCTATAAATTTCTTAATAAAATAAGACTCTATTTTTGTTTTCATATAGCGAGCAGTATCATAATCAATGTCATTATCTTCGTATATAAATTTTATTACATTTATTAATGAGTCTATGTCAGAATCTTCACAGCTATCTCCCTCAGTACATAACTTAAATTCATCCGCAAACTGCTTCTTTAATTTTTCTGAAAGCTTAACATCTAATCCATTGTTTAACTCTGTAAGGCATTCTAAATTTGTATAAAAGTTTTTTACCCCGCATATAGAACTAACTAATTTATCCTTTACAATGTCATATTCAGTTCTTAATAAATCTGGATTATTTATATATACATAATTAGAAGTATTAAGAACCTTAAACTCATCGCCGGTATCTTCTGTCTTAATTAGAGGAACTGCTGAAAGCTCTTCTTCTGAATCAGGTATTAATAATTTATTTAAAGAAGCTGAATATAAATTTGAATCAAAGTCTAAAGAAAAATCAATAAATATACTATGTACGCCGGCATTTACATTTATATCTCTCATTATGTAAGGCTGTTTAGAATTACCGGCAGTCTGTAGTAGCATACCGTCCAAATATAAAGATATCTGACTATCCGGAAAAACAAATCCTAAACTCATATCCATATCTTTATCTATCTTAATGTAAAACATAAGCCTGAAAATATACATACCTTTATCTAAATTCAAGTCGTTTAAGTTTATATAAGGATTTTCTGAGAATATGACTTTTATTAATTTAGAATTATTAATATTCATACCTACTCTATCTTTTTTATCTTCACATTTCAGTATAGTCATGATACAATTAGCATCCTTTTCTACAAAAAGTCTAACATTTGTTTGAGAGTCTTTAGATAACTTATTTACGTCTTCTATGTTTAGAACACCATATGGATTGTTAACAACATTTATTTTTTCTTTAGACTGAGTATATATTTCATTAGTATTTTTTTTTAACGCATATATAACGCCCTGTGAATCTTTACTATGAAATTCTGATATTTCATTATTGTAATCCACATAAACTAAAAATTTATTAGAAGACTCTTCTACTATGTATTTTCCAAATTCATTTCTATTACAAAATTTAGTCGCAAGTTCTACCGTAGGAAACTCTCTGACGTCTAACAAGACATTATTTGGTATTAGTATAAATACTTCTGAGTATGTATAGTCCATATTTATATATATATATTTATATAATAAAAATGGCATACTCAGGATTTCATTTCTTAGTGAAGATAATATGTATAGCTTTGATATTACTCATAATAATATTACATGTTTATGATTTCTTTAAGCAAAAATATGAAGAAAAGAAAACTAAGTCTTTAGAAGATATAGCAGAAGATGCTTTTGTTGAAGGTGTTTTGGAAGGAGCAAATGAAACTGATATATTAAAAGAAAGAGAAGACGCAGCCATTATTGATATATTCACAGAGGAAGATAAAGATTCGGACAATACAAACAATACCGGTAAATCAAATAAAAAATTCTACGAAGGGGATATCAACTGGAAATTCACGGACACTAACAATAATTATAACTGTTGGGAAAAATGGGATTATATGTCTAAAGAAAATAAACTCATTAAGGGAGATATCGCAAAAACAATAGTAAGAAAGGACGGGAGAAGCTGGTGTGCTGTTGATAAACCTACATTAGAATCTGAAAGAAGAGAGTTTGATAAACCACCAACTGTTATGGATAGAATAAATCAATATACCGGAAATGTATGGGGGTTAGTAGGAGCAATTGGTCTGGGTCTTACTGAAGAACTTCTTACTAAATTAGTTCAAAAAAGTAGTAAAGAAGCTTTAGAAAAAGCAGCAAAGAAAAGTAGCGAAGAAGCTGCTGAACTTCTTATGAAAAAAGCTGGTAAGGAATTACAAGAAGAAGCCGGTGAGAAAATGTTTAAAGAAAGCAGTGAAAAATTATTTAAAGAAGGTTCAGAAAAACTTAGCAAAGAAAGTTTAGAAAAGCTTAATAAAGAGGGAGCGGAACGAGCTACTGCTCAGTTAAATAAGGCCATAAAAAATAAGTATTCTTCTAAATTCTTAAAAGAGAGCTATGAAAAGTTATCTTCTGAACTAAAACAAAATATGTTAGAGAAGTATGGCAAAAAGACTCTTTCTAATATTAAAGATGATATAGCAAGAAAGTTAGGAAGTATAGTAAAAAATAAATCAATGGATATAAATACTAAATTAGTAGGAAATGTTATTAGAAACAAAGCGTTATCATCTCTAAGAAGCACGAGTGCGGTGTCGTCGGCAAAATTACTAAGCACAGCCGCTTACAAAAAGGCATTATCAAGAGTAAGTATAGAAGTGAAACAAGCACTTAGCATTACTATCTATAGACAAATAGTAAAAAATGTAACTTCAGATATATCGGCGATGGTCGCCAGAAAGATGGCGAGAGTTATTTTAGCAAAGTCGCTTATAAAGACTAAACTAATACTTACGGCAAAAGTATTCTTCAGGGCTCAGGCTAAAACATTTTTAAACATGGTAAAAGCTATATCAAGAACACCAGATGACATGGCGAAGTTAGCAATTAAGTTAGCTTCTTTATCTAAAACATTAGGAAAACAGACTATAAAGAATGGATTTAAAGTAGGCCTGCGAGCGGCTGGTAGGTTAGCGACGAAATTAAAGCCGGGACCGTTAGCAATATTTGATATTTTAAGTTTTGCTTTGGACATGGCTGACCCTATGAATTATAACGCATTCATGAGTACTGATGATTTTAACAAAGCGGTAGAAAAAGCTAATAAAGATAGAAGAGACTTAATATTAGCTGAAATATCTAAAGACGAAGCATTCAAGTCGTCTGGCAAAAAAATAGAAGATTTGATATATCCTTTTATTTTAGACCCTACGTCTGAAGCAGATGGAGAAGAAATGGAAAAAGAAATATCGGCTAACATAGGTAAATTGTTTGATATGGCTAAGTTAGGACAGATACATCCTTCAGTAGATAAATATCTAAAGACTATAAACGCAGATTTAGCGAGCGGAAAGCTTACAGAAAAATTAATGGAAGATGATACTATTATGGAACCATATACAGAACTCATAGATATAGATTCAATTGCTAATGTATATCTGGTAGATATATGTAAAAGAGTGGGCGGCGTTGTTTACGACACAAATAAATGTACTTATACAAAAGAGAAGTGCGATAAATTATATTCATGGCCTTTAGATAATAAAAAAGAGGGAGAGCAGTACGCGGAGATAATGGACGGGAAATGCGTTTCGGCAAACCCTGAAATCAGAAGTATGTGTGAGACCATGGACGCTAAATGGGACGTTGACAACTATTCGTGTAAAATGGATAAAGACTGGTGCCGTCTTAAAGGAGGTGAGATGGATTCTAATAATAAATGTTCTATACCGCTAACGCAGGCAGTATTTGAAAATATATTCGGAACTACAGTTACCCGAATAGGAGCTACTATGGTAAGAGAAACTACAGACGCCGTAAAAGGAGTATTTGATTATTTCTATGTAGGATGTGGTTACGACGGGGAAATAACAATAAGAGGCAAATGTATGGATTCCGGAGCTAACAGAATAGGAATATGGGACTGTAATAAATCCACACAGCAGAAATTTATGTATAATTCTATAGACAATTCTATAAGATTACTTTCTGATAGCACTAAATGTATTAGTATTGATTCGTCTAATAATGTGGTAATAGAAACTTATACAGGCGCTTCTAAACAAAAATTTATATATGACGAATCAACAAAACAGTTAAAACACATGGAAGACCAGTCAAAGTGTATAGAGCTTAAAGATAATAATAATTCTAATGATAATAGATTTATAAGAGCCGCGTGCAGAGATTCTGAATCTCAGAAATTCGGATTGTCGAGAGATATAATTACAGATACCGGCATGCATTGTTCAGTTACCGCCAGCAGATCGGCTGATTGTCCTGCCGGGTATACTAATAATGGTCTTACGTGCGGAAGGGGAGACCACACAGCATTTACCGACAGTGGAAGAGTTGCTGACTGTCCGAGCGGGTACACCAATACTGGATTGACATGCTTGAGAGAAGCAACCACTGCATTTATGGACAGCGGAAGACCGGCAGACTGTCCAAGCGGGTATACTAATACTGGCTTAACATGCTTAAGAGAAGCAACCACTGCATTTATGGACAGTGGCAGACCAGCAGACTGCCCAAGCGGTTATACAAACAACGGACTTACATGTGGAAGAGGGGCTCATACAGCTTTTACAGATAGTGGAAGACTTGCTGATTGTCCGGCTGGTTACATGAACGGGGGATTATTAGGTTGTATCTATGACGAATTTAAAACTCCCAGCTCTATGTGGTTTTCTAAAGCTGGTGTGAGTGCATCTACCGATATGAAAAACTGCGAGAAGGCCTGGGGAGTCGGAAATTGCGAGGTAACAGGAGCGCCTGGGTCCAGACTGACTTTGAGAAAGTGTTCTATACAAGCGGCAGATAAAGGATATAAATTTGCAGATAAATGGACTCCTAACTATGCTACTATTAATTGCTCGCCAGAATCTGGATATAGACAATTATCTTATTCTAATCACGGAGTATGTAATAGTGATGAATTTCTAAATTCAGAATTGGGTAGATGTTATAAAAAATGTCCTTCTGGATATACGCATACAGGCGTTTCTTGCTATAGAGGCCCAGACACATTAACTGCTAGTTCTATGACATGTAATTCAGGAGAATTTTTAAACAAAGATACAGGCAGGTGTTATAAAAACTGTCCGTCCGGATACACACATACAGGTGTTTCTTGTTATAGAGGACCAGATACATTAACTGCCAGCTCTATGAAATGTAAAGAAGGAGAGTTCTTTAATAAGGACGTCGGAAGATGCTATAAGAACTGTCCGGCCGGGTATACCCATACTGGTGTGTCTTGCTACAGAGGTCCAGATACATTAACCGCCAGTTCTATGACATGTAAAGAAGGAGAATTTTTAAGTGAATCTACTGGCAGGTGTTATAAAAAATGTAAAGAAGTTTATGGGGATGAGTATACACATAACGGAGTAAGCTGCTATAGACCCGTTTCTACTAAAGGAGAAGACAGTATGACATGCATGCCTCACGAATATAAACTCGTAGGCGTGTGTTATCCTAAATTATTACCAGGGTTTACAGATTTAGGTATTACTCAAAGCAGAAAGAAAAGAGAGAACAGTCAAAATGTGGCGAATCTAAAGAATTCAGTTAATAAAATATCTAACGCAGTCAAGTCCGCGTATAATTAAAATTGATTTTATGATTATGTGATATATACTCGCACACGACACCCAACGACATGACTAAGAACTTGTTAATTATTTCTTCAGACATTAATATCATTCTAAATGCTAAAAACAAAGAGTACATATTAGATATTAATATTGGGTTCCGGTCTTATAAATTTCCAATCCAGGCGAAACAGTATTATAATTCAAAATACATAGTTCTGGATATAATTGATAGTTCTAAATACTATAGTAAAAATGATGTTAAGATAGATTTGGAAAAGAGATTTAAATCATGTGTAAGAGAAAGTAGAAGAAAGTTATATATCAGAAAGAGATTTCTAAAGCATAAAGGTGTTAGTGGTAAAAGTATTCAGAATAATATTAATGAGTTCGTCTCCAGAATAATTACACATTTGCGGGAATAAACTATTTTATGTATTAGTTATAGTCGGAGTATGTTATTTATAAGCTTATATTTTTTAATAGTTTACGAAGAGTAGACGGGAGTACCGGCTTCATTTTTTCCTGAGCTGTTTTATAATCGTTTTCTAAAAAGATAGTACTCTCACTTACATACTCTTGATAATCGCAGATAAACACTTTACAGTTGAACATTTTACTTAGAGCGCTCGTATAGTCATCGAAGATAATAAACTGGTCTCTGCTATTGATAACAGTAGCGTAGTTAGTGATTGCGACTTTTTCAAACTGGATAAACTTATTAGTTTCGCCGTTTTCATTTAACTTAAAATACATACGCCCCCATCGTTCGTATTTTTCTCCATTATATAAGAAAATCTGGTTATCTTCATCAATAAGCTGCATAATCTTTCCGTCTAAGAAATAATTATCTTCTAAGTTCTTTAGAAAGTATTCTAAACGTGTGTTCTGAATTTCTTCAGTCTTAATTGCAATTAGCGGTTGGTTTTTAATTTTATCAAACATAAGATTTTCATACTTGTCTAAGATATCACTCTTAATAGATAAGGCTTCAATAATTTCATCAACTTCTTTCTTTTCATTTTCTAACTTCTTAATATCCACATTGTGTAGAGTATGATTTAATGAGTTATACATATCAGTATATTCGCATTCGGCAACATAATTAAGACGTTCTTCGTTGTACTCTTCGCCATAACCGAGAAGAATACAATTAGCAGACGCATTCGCTATCATTCTAATCCCCTTAGAAAAGTTTTGCATTGATAGTTCACTAAGAGGTGTGGGTGTTAGTCTGCATTCTCGCAGAAATACAGTTTCTAATTCTTCTTTTAGACATTTATACTTTTCTTTATCCATGTCTTCAGACATATATGATTCTTTAATATCAATCATCTTAGCGATATCAATTTCTTTGCCATTAATTTTTTGAGCCTGTGTTTGATTGTATAGTTCAATATAACTCGCCCCGGGATTTGTTTCAATACAAAACTCACTATTAATTTTTTCTAAATCAAAGATAGCATCTGTGATGGAATCAGTAAATGTTTTTTCAAGCTTTTCAACTACGTTGTAGATATATTGACGACGGCCTGTCATAATCTCATCAAACTTTGCGCATCCATTTTTTACAAACTCGCTATTTAGAATATTATTATCTTCTTCAGACATAGGGATTTCAGAAAAAGTCTCATCAAATACAGCCTGCTCTTCTTCGGAAAGAGATACCTCAGGAACGGCTATGTCTGTTTTCTCGTTGATAAGTCTAATAATTTGAGTTTTGGTAATCTCTAATTTCTCCTCTTCGGTAAGAGGTTTATCCGCGGGGTTTGTATCCGCAGCAATAATAGCATCTAACTCACTTTCTTTACTCTCCTCAACTTCTTTACTTTCTTCAACTTCTTTATATTCATTAGCATGCCCGTATCCAGTCAGTTCTTTAATTGTTTGATTTAATTCATGAACCTGTTCTTCAAAGAATTCAATACTCTTTTCTAATGAATAGATTTGATGTTTAAGGTCTAATTCATAGTCAGTGAGAAGACGGGCGCCTGTAATTGTGTTCTTTGAACGGGATAGATAAAGATATTTGCATAAATCGTCTTGAAGCTGCTTCTTAGCAAACTTCTTAACACCTCCATTAGATACGTATAATTTGTTGTACGCAGCCGTGCTAAACTTATAAGAAGGACCTCGTAGAATAAAGTCTTCTAAGTTAAATGTATTCATCGTTGTGTTCATGATTGCTTATTGTTGTTTATACTGTATATATACTGTGTGTTTAATATGAAATTACCATATTTGTCTAAATACAGAAAAAAATTGATTTTATTGCTGATATCAGTATGAAAGAAAGCAGTTTATTAGGCACTTAATAAATTGCTGGGATAGTCGCGTAAGCGACTGTCTGCACAACCTCTTTCTCTTATGAGCATCAACAAACATTATCAACCAGTATCAACCCTTATCAACCTTTACTTCGTAGCAATACGATTTACTTTTTTTGCATTTAGAAAAAATAGTTGAATTTTCTAACTACTTAATGCCATACAACCATGCTTCTTCCGGAGTTCGTAACGTCTTCACTTAACGTCAGCATTAGCAAGACGATTAAGAGCGCGTTTGAGGCCGGGGATAGAAAGATGGATAAGATCATCAGCAATCATGGGTTCTCTTTGCGAGACGCCATGAAAAGCCTTCAGGACATCCGCCCAAGTGGTAAGATATCGTGGTCGGAATACCGCGATATTAAGGCTGTCCAGAAAGCTGCTGACGCTTTCGTCAAGTTTTACAAGTAATCATAGCCCGGCTATTTTTGCTTTTTTGTTAAAAAAAATTGATTTATTTTTTCTATAAGCATATAACAAAATGGATTCTATTCAACGCTTTATTAAGATTGACACCGTTGAACAAATTAATCATATAGAAGAATTTAGACTATACCATTCTAACATATATTGCGACTCTGAGTCGTCTATTCTTATTAAAAAAATGCTATATAATTATGCCGACGTAGTATTTAGAGAAATAGATAACATCTCTCATATCATATCTTTGTTTAAATCAGTAGAACATACTAAAAATTATACAAGACTTTATATATGCATAAAAGAAAAAAATAAAGAACTAAGCCCGGAAGAAGTTAGTAAGTCTTTAGAAAAAATAGTTAATGCCGTGCTTAAATATTCATATTGCTAATACTATTAAGAAGCATAGACTCAGTTATTTTTTTTAGAACGGTATCTATGTAAATATTATATTTGTTAAACAGCTCGTCATCTAAATTATACACGTATGTAGTAAATATATCATCTCTGGATGCCGATATACAAGTTTTTCTTTTCAAAGACCTTCCTTTTTCTTTCTTATCATCATCACTCATATTTTTATAACACATGTAATTTAATCTTAATTCTTCATGAATGTTGTTAAGATATATATCTCCATCTAACTGCCCTCTATAATACTTAAGCATGTCGTCTTTATTATTTAGATATATGTGACATACGACGTGGACTATAGTCACAAAACAATCATATGAATATGTCGCGGGGACTATTTTTTTACAATTATCTATAGATATTAGTTTATCTACCATTTCGCAAACACTTACACCTGAATAGCTTCCTTCATAGGAATATTTACCATTTAGAGTTAAATTGCTCATTTCTTTAAATATAGCTAATACTTATCTTTAATACAAAATCACATAATGCCTTACGTTTATCTATTACAGCCGGCAGAATTAGTCGGTACTAATAGGTATAAAATAGGTATATCTTCAAGATGCGATTTAAACAGGCTTAGAAGTTATGGTTCTGGTACAAGATATATTCATTACTTTGAATGCAAAGACTACATCGCGGTAGAGAATTCTTTGAAAGATAATTTTAACAGAAATAAGAAAATCAAATGTATTAAAGGCAGGGAGTACTTTGAAGGAGACGAGCAGGAAATAATTGATATATTTCTAAAGATTATGATTAAATATCTCACAGGCGGAGATATATTAATCCCGCATAATGATGACAATATTAAAGAAGACTCGGTAAATGATAAGATGATAGAAAACAGCACTGATGAAAAAGAATTTACAAGAACAGAAGTATCTAATCAGACATTATTTATAGAGACTATTAATAAATTTAAGTTCAGGCAGTAGTATATAGATAGTTATAATAAATATAATAATGAGCGAAAATATTAATACACAAGAAGGAGATAGAATCCTTAGAGACGCAATCCGTAACGCGCAATCAATCGCAACGATACCTATCTTAAAATTATTAAAAAATGTAGTAGGTGTTGACATGAGCAATAAAATAGGTGTGGATATAACTAAACAACCAAGCGACATAACTATTTCTTCTAAAGACGGGAAGAAAATAAAAGTATATCTGGATATAGTGGATGGAGATTATAGTATAACAGAGTCATTTAACTCCACTGGTATGCATAGCGTTCATATTAATTCATTTACAGAATTAGAGGGAGAGCTTAAAGAAAATATAATAGAGTTGGTTTCGTATATGCTAAAATGTGCACTTCTTACATTTAATAATCTAAAAAAAAATGACCTTCAGTTAGAAATAATTGAATATCAGCTTAGTATGAATGAAAATACCCTTATATATATAAATGTAGAATCATCTGACGACGAAGATTATGACGCCGATACATCGCACGGGGGTAAATTTATTTCTGTCAAGTTTGAATGTATTTAAGATTTTCTGAAATCATTATGTTTATACACATATCTAAATTGAAGAACGGAAGCTACCAAGCTTACCAAACCCATAACTCCTGTTACATATGTATTAACTTTACTTACTACATTAAGAGGGGCTATGTCTTCATTTTTTTTGCGCAATGATGAATCATATATTTCATCCAATATATATACCTGAGATATTCCCTTTGAAAAGTAATATAAAACGTATATAGATAGAAATAATGTCATGACCGAACTTATTACGGATGTTACTATAAGAGTTTTAGAATATTTTGTATCATAAGTCTTATATTCGTCCGTATTTATAAATCTAATAAGCTTAGATTGAAAGCTATCACTTCTATTTACATGAGTTTCTCTCTTATTTATAGGTATTTTGTTAAATAATTTAACAACAGGTCTCTGTGCACTTTCTTTGAAAGAAATAGTTCTGTTAGAATTAGCCACGCTATTAGAGGACTGAGGCCGGACTACTATAGAGGAAAACCCCGAGGGAGATATTTTATTCATAATTCTGTTTTAATATTATATAATACTTAATAAATAAATATGAAGGTTCTAATTATTCTACCTAATACTTTGTTTGAAGATATCTACAAAGATATTATATCTTTAGACATAAGTAAGGTCTTCTTAGTAAAAGATGGATTTTACATAAATAACAAACAACATAAACAAAAATTAGTATTAATGCTATCCGCCATGAGAGAATATAAATTGTATCTGGAGTCTAAAGATATAAAATATAAGTGTGTAGATTCTGCGGATGATATAAAATTAAATTCAGAAGCAGACTTCTATATGTATGAGCCGTTAGATAAAAAAATTAGAACTAAGTATAAAAAGATTTTTAAGAATGTGATATACATAAAAAACAGGTCTATAATATTATCTCTATCGGAAGTAAAGGAAATAAAAAACAGTTATAAATCTACAAGCTCTGCCGGTTTTAGGCATAATGAATTTTATAAAATTATGAGAAAGAGGCTAAAAATATTAACGGATGAAAAAGGCAATCCCGAATTCGGTAAATGGTCTTATGATAGTTTAAACAGAAAGCCTTTTACTAAAGAATATAAAGAAATGGATATATATGTTAACAATACTACGAGCGTAAAAAAATCTATAGAAGAAGTATACAGCGATGACAGCCTTTCTAAGGCATTTGGGGAATGTAAGAAACTATACTACCCCACTACGTTCAAATCATGTAAAAAACAATTCAATTCATTCTTAGCATATAAATTAGAAAGATTCGGTGAATTCCAGGATGCTATTTCTTCAGAAGTAGTATTCGGAGAGCATTCTAACATATCTGCGGTTATGAATATAGGTCTTCTAACGCCTGAGTATGTAATTAATAAAATATTAAAGTATTACTATTCGGGAAACAATGCATTTAGAAAAAAATATATAAACAGTGTTGAAGGATTTATTAGACAAATAATAGGATGGCGGGAATATATGAGATTTGTGTACGAGATATCAGGCAACGCACTAACAAATGATTCATATCTAAAGACTATACAAGATAGCAAAGTAGTCTCTATCCACTCTTCTTGGTATTCGGGAACAACAGGAATACCTATTTTTGATAAAACTATACAAAAAATATTACAAACCGGATACGCCCATCATATAGAACGTCTTATGATATTAAATAATGCGATGATAATGTATGGATTTTCAAGAAAAGAAATTCATAAATGGTTTATGGCAATGTTCGTGGATAGCTATGAATGGGTTATGCTCGGATGTGTTTCAATGAACCACAACTCTTTATCAAGAGATTTTAAATATATGACAAGAGTGTATTTAGCCGGAGATAATTACATAAAAAAAATGTCAAACTACAGAGATAACATTAGTATGGATGTGTTTAAACATTTATTTAAGACATTTATACAACAACATAAAAATATATTAAGAAGAGATTATAATTTAGCGGGATACATAGCGAGATTGAAGTAGTTAAAAATTGATTAATTTATTTCTGAATACAATCAGATATAATGCGAGTTACAGGTTCTCTGTCGGGAAATGTATTAATACTGGACGGCGATTTGGAGTCTAAAGAAAATAATGATATTATAAACGACTACAATAAAAAATTAACAATACTGTCTAAAATAATAGAAATGAATAATGAAGAAGTGTATAAATTCGTAGAAAGCCACTCAGCATGCATTAAGGAAAAAATTATATTAGAAGAAAGAAAAAACTACGCGGCTGAGATAGCAGTAGAAAAATATAAAGTAGAAAAGATGACTAAAGAGTTAGAAGACCTTAGAATAAAATTAGAAATGCAATCAACTATCTCTTACAAGGGAACGACTGGAGAGTTGTTTGTAGAATCATACATAGATGAAAGAATACGCCTGAATGAAAACTGGAGTATTACTAATATTTCTAAAGACGGAAATCATAATAGTGACTTAGAATTAGTATATAAAAACATTAAATGTGTAATAGAAGTAAAAAATATAAAAACAAAGCTAAGCGAATCTAATATAAAAAAATTTAAAGAGACTTATATAAATTCAGAAGAAAAACAATATAACTGCGGTATCTTTGTGAGTCTTATTAGTGACTATAGTCCGTCTACCGGTGTTTATGACTTTTATATTCAAACGATTAATAACAAATATATAATATTCTTAGCAAAAGTAAAAGAAAATCCAGAAAAATTATTATTTGCTATGGATATATTAAATCAGATTGTATCTTTAGAAAAAAATAAATCAGGACACGCTATAATAGAAATGCTTAATAAGCAGATAAAAAATTATGGAGGACTATACTCGGAAGTTAATAAGATGTTAGCTACGATAAAAACTCTAAAGACGAATATTAAGATGTATCAAGATGAGATTATAGAGACGTTAAGCAACATACCTGCCGCGTAAAATGAATTACAAATATATAAAAAATTGATTTTTTTTTGATTAGTATCAAACAATCATCAAACAATCATCAAACAATCATCAAACAATCATCAAACAAGTATCAAACAAGTATCAAACAATGAGCAATTCTAATATGAATATGAAGTTTACTCCTCTGGAACACCCGCGGAGTAATACCGGTGGATACAGTCTTTTGTACATATTGTTATCTCATTATGGATTCAAGAATTTTTACAATCTGCCGAACAAATTATATCTAAGCGGGTCGTCAGTTATTAAGCTAATAGAAAAAAAGAAATTATCAGAATTTAATGATTTAGATTTATATGTAGAAAGAGGAATGGATGATGTAAGCGCTGACATGTTTATTAAAGAACTTATATCTGCAGGATTCTTAGAAGATAAAACAAACAAAAGTAAGAAACTGCGTAATTATCTTATGTCTACAGAAGATATATGCGAAGTAGGATGTAATGAAGATTACTTTAGTTTAAGAGATCAAATACTTTCAATTACTTCTCTTCAAAATCATAAGATGTTAAAAATAGATATCATTGTCATTAGAAACACTATGGAAGACATGCTGGTTAATACATTTGATTATAACTTTCTAAAAAATTATATGCAAATAAATGTTAATATGAATAACCCCGTCATGTGCTACGCGCCAGATGATATTACTTCTATGGACGCAAAGATGAGACTATTTCATTTTACTAATAGAGTAATTCATAATGAATACGAATTTAACAATTTCATTAAAAGAGTTATTAAATATTCAAAGAGATATTCTTTATATATCGGAGAAAAGGAAATTAGTAAAGATGTTTTAAATAAAATCGTAGAATGTATTATGTCAAATATTAAGAAAGAATATAAGTCGTTTGATTATACTATTTCTAACGATAAAAATTATATAGCGTCTGTGTTATTAAAAGATACTATTTATGAGATAGATTCATTTAGCAACAAAAACAATAACGGGCTTTTCATAATGTATGCAAGTGCTTTCAGAAAAAATAAAAAAGAAATCGTAGAAGAACTGTGTAAAATCATTTCTACAGAAACTGCCGTCAGTGAAGAAATCAGCAAAAGTCAAGAGAATGATCATATTGAAGAAATGGATAGACACGAAGAGGTAAACATGCGTGATGAAGGCGAACAATCTGTTGAACAATATGAGTTTGATGAGGAAATTGTGCCGTATAATCCACTTATTTCATGCATGCCGCCGTCATGTCGCATACAATAAGTATGAATATCAGATGTATGTAAATTGAAAATTGAATTATTTTTTTATTATATCAAAGCCATGAGCAAGTTTTCAGTGTCTAAATCAAATTATAAAAAAACACTATTTAACAACTTAGGAGACCGGTATAAGTATTTAGAAAAGGAAGAATGTGTGTACACTAAGAATATAATCAAGCGTAATTTGGACATCCCTATCTTATTTAACGATATTAAAGAGCCCCCTTCATTCTTAGATTATAGTTTAATTGTATACGGAATAGCGCCGTGCGGTAGTAAAACTACAGTAATTATAGAAGGTATTTATCCTTCTGTAGACGTAGAATATGATGATTCTATTTCTAAAAAAGAGAATACAGAAAGAATTAAAAAACTGCTAAGTGACAAGGCTCTAATTAAAAAGCTTAAAAACAAAGCACCCGAAGTTAAAGAAATAAAATTAGTAAAGGGAAGAAAACTAATCGGGTTTTCTACCGAAGAGTCTAACTTTATAAGAATCTTTTTCAAAAATCTACTACATAGAAAAGAATTTATCTACAACGTGACAAAGTTAGGCATACAGACATTTAATAATGATGTTAGTTCTTATTACCGAGTGGCCGCGAGACAATTTAAACTATCTCTAACAGGATGGAATATTTGTTCTAAATACAGAAGAAGCGGAGAAGACGGCGAAGGTATATATAAAAGTAGATATGTGCTCCACGTGAATATTAATGATATTTCTCAAGGCTCAGACTTAAATCCTAAAGATTTTGGATACCCTTCAACAATGACTAATAATGTATTTAGAAAGGATAAAAGCATTTCAATGGCTTTTGATATTGAACAATACTCAAGCGACTTTGATATTAATTTTCCTAACAGAGAAACAAGAATACCTCAAGGTGATGTTGTAGAAGATACGATATTTAACATAGGTATGACCTTTCAATTTATCAATCAAGAAGGAAGCTTTTTGAATTTATCTTTAATGACAGAAGACTGCGAGCCGAGAGAAGAGTATATCACAGTCGTATGTGAAAATGAAAAAACAATATTACTCGTGTTTAGCTATATAATAGGTTTAATGCAACCGGAATATATATATGAATTTAACGGGTCTGGGTTTGATTGGCCTAATATATATCAAAAGGCTAAGATATTAAAAGTTATTGACGAAATGGTAGAAAATATGTCTATGAAAGTAATGACTCCGTTTGAACTTAAAAAAGAAAGCATGGATAAATATATATATGTTTCAGACAGAGTAAAAATATCAGCAGACATGACAGACCAAGTAATGGCGAATATAAGATTACACGGGTATATAGCTTTTGATCTTAGAATTGTATTTATGCAATTAAACCCCACAGAAAGCAAATCTTCACTTAAATTCTATTTAGACAAGTATGATTTGCCTTCTAAGGACGATATGCCTATTAAAAAACTGTTCAAATATTTTTACGAAAAGGACTATGTTGGTTTAGGAGATGTAGCACAATACTGTTATGTAGATTGTTTTAGATTACATCAGTTAGCTTTCAAAAATAATATCATTCAAGACAAAAGAGCGGTTGGATTATTATCGTACACCAGTCTATCAGACGCGTTTTACAGGGCTAACTCTTCTAAGGTAAGAAACCTGATTGTGGCTGAGGCTTTAGATAAAGGATTGTTTTATAATTCTATAAAGAAAGAAGTAAAAGAAGAAGATGTGATGGAAGGAAAATATCCGGGCGCGCTCGTTCTAAACCCTAAGAGAGGGTTAGTCAGTCCGCTAATGAACTTTGAAGAATATTGTAAGACAGTTCTGAAGATAGAAGACAAAGATGTTATAGAAAAGGGTCAAGATATTATTAACAATAACTATGATGACATTTATATTAATTGTAACTTTGATAATATCAAGTTTTAAAGACGAATAGACTATGATTATGTTTAAATTTGATTTTTTTTTACAATAGAAACTATTTTCTAACTATAACAGATAGAAATGTCGTCTCAAAATAAAGATGTAAAAGAAGCTCTTAGATTATATACAGAGTATGTAAAAGAAAAGAGAAAACAAGGATACAATCCGGTAACTGCTTTAGATTACAGTTCTTTATATCCTTCATTAATTATGACATACAATCTGTCCCCAGAGTATCTAATTTTAGATAAAAAACGAGCATTAGAAGCGAGACAGGATGGTTTTGATATTCATGAAATTAATTTCACATATGAGTATGAAGATTCTAAAGGAAATAATAAGTCTAAAATTATTCAAGGATGGACGGTTAGGCATGATGAGTCTAAAGAAAATAGTATGTTTGGATTATACCCAGAAATTTTAAGAAATTTATTTAAACAAAGAGCAGAAATGAAAAAGTCATTAGAGGTATATACGGAAAAAAAAGAACAAATGGAAAGCGAAATGTCAGACATTGAATTAAAAAACTCTATAGACTATCAAGATTGTTTATTTCAGCTTAATTACTGCGATACTAAGCAAAAAGCATTAAAAGTGTATATGAATTGTTTTTACGGAGAGTTAGGAAATAAAAACTCACCTTTATTTATATTAGAGCTGGCCGGTGGAATTACTTCAGCCGGACAAGCTAACCTAAAAAAAGTAAAAAAGTATATAGAAGATAATGGATGTAAGACTTACTACGGGGACACTGACAGTTTATATTTTACGTTCGCGGATAAATGTTTTGAAGACATTCATAAATCATTTCTAACGACTAATAATGAGGCGATAAGTAAGGAAAAATACTGCGCTAACTTAGTGTATAGGACATTTGACTTAGTTAAAAAAATTAATACAGATGTTAATGATTTCTTAAAGAAAGATAACGGAACCGGATACTTAAAAATGGCATACGAAGAAGTGTTGTATCCAACAGTGTTTCTGTCCAGAAAAAAATACTATGGAATAGAGCATAAAAAAATAGCGAACTTTAAGCCCAAGAAGATGTTTATAAGAGGTTTAGAGGTAAAGAAAAGAGGAGTATCTGAAATTCTAAAAATTATTTGTATGGAAGCTATGTGGGAAAGTATGAATATCTACAACTATAAAACATTAAGAGAAATAGTCATGGATAAGATTGATTATTTATATAATAGAAAATGGGATATAGAAGAATTTGTTCAAACCGGTTTATGGAAACCAAATAAACAAAACCAAACTCTTATCAGATATATAGATAGAATGGAAAGGGAAAATAAAGAAGTACCTGATCCGTATGAAAGGTTCAATTATGTAATAGTAAAAATTAAAGACCCGATGAGATTGTATGATTTCAAAGGGCGGAAAATAGATATTAAAAAAGGGGACAAAATGGAAACACTTACATTTGCTATGAAGAATAATTTAGAAATAGACTTAGACTATTATTTTGACAAACAGATTACTGGGCAGTTTGCGAGATTAATTAGCTATGATGACGAATTTCACATATACGAAGAAGAAATAGTAGAAGAGGGAGTAGTGTTAGAGTTAGAAGATAAGAAGACTATGAATGCCTGTAGAAAATATATAAAAGAATACGCAAAAAAGTGGAACGGAGGAGAAAAAGATTACGCCAAGATGTATAAAGACATATATAGAACCGCAGCAAGAACAATAAAAGATAGAAAGGAAACTATATTAAAAAACGATAAAAAATGGGGAGTGCTTATGGAAGACGGAGATATGCCGGAAGAAGAGAATGTGGTAATAGATTACAGAAAGGTAGTCGCGAACAAAGCCGAATCAATTATTTCTAAAGACTGCATAAAGAAAAAAATAAAAGAGGAGGCTCTTTTAATTATAGAAGATATGAAAAAAAATAATCTAAATGTGACCAGACTATTTTCAGAAAACATACACTCATTTAGCCGGAAGATAAAAATGATTTTTGAAGAAGACTTTGAAAAAAGTGTCATGGATTTTATACAGTTTGCGAAAGATAACAAAGCAGAATGCGTAATACTAAAAACGTCAGAAGAAAATATATTATCTGTAGTCAATGACTTAAGAAAACAATGTGAGGAATTAAATGATGTAAATGACAAAGCCGTCCAACACATAGAAGTTAATGAAAACATTATTAAACAAGCGTACGACAAGCTTATTAATATCGCAAGTATTCTTAGAAGTATTAAATTATACGAAGAAATTCATAATATAAATATACAACATATTGAAAAATCTATTATAGGTAGCAGAGCTGAAGCTAAAGGGTCTGACAGAATTAAACAATCGGTTAGAGATTTATTTAGATAAAAATGAAAGCAAAACAATTAGTGAAAATAAATGGGTTTGTTTATAAAACTAATAGAGAAAAAGGATATATAATTATCCGGGTTTCTGATGAAGTTAGAAAAAAAATAGTAAAGTTAATTACTAAAAATGAAGAGGATGATAAGAAATTGTTTTTTTATAAAATTAATATAAAGCAATCAAAGATAGGGGAAGATATTATTCATATGTTTAAAGCAGAAAGAGAAAACCATGACATATATAGCATAGAAGGAATTAAAGTAGAATGCTTAGTATATCCCAGACAGTATTCATTTTTTACTAAAGAAGGTTTGGTATCCGGTGTCTCTATAAATTCGGCATTTATAAAGTTATATAGTAGTTAAATAATGATAACATACCATATAGCACGATGCTAATTCTTCTGGAGACATATCTCTACTTCTTTCGGTGACTATAGTATCATTCAACTCATACCACAATTCTCCTCTATTGCATATAGAATAATAATGACCGGATGACATAGTCCCGTTATGATGAATAGTAGATAATACAGAAAAGATGTGCTTATTTTTTTCAGTCACGCTATTTATAAATTCTAAAGAATTCGGAAACTCCTGTATATATTTATTATAAAACTTGTTAAAAGAAATATATATCACAGTAGGCAGTGTTAGCAATCTATTAGTCTTGATAATTTCAAAACTACCGCAGAAGTCACATTTGTAACCATTGCACTTAGAATAATTATTTCGGATGTATTTTGTTAAATCATTTTCTAAAACAGTAGCATTCTTAGATATGATACAATTATTTTGCACGGCTCCGTATGGAACATTAAATATAAATCCCGTGTCGCTTGTTATTTCTTTAGACTTTCTACAGCTTAAACAAAATAAATTACATTTATATACATGTTTAAATAGCGAATTTATATACTCGTCGTCAATTATATCTAATATATGAGAAAGAAGTTCTCCCGCATCTTCTTGTCCGTTTCCGAAGTTAGAATTCTTATATTTATTGCGATATTTAGTCAGAAAGACATTAAACAGAGTAAGGTCGTATAGGTTAGAATCTTTAGAATACGCAGGGCACTCTTTTATATATTTTAATATTTCGTTTGAGTTAGCTTTATCAGTCTCCAGATATATTACAAAAGATGGTAATGATAATAAAGATTGTATCACACTATTAAAGTAACAAATAACTCCACTGTTATACAAACCTCGTGGTTTTACTGAGTTATACCCCTGAATTGAATTCATAGGTACCATATTATATTTATTCATTTTAGAGACTAATTATATAAAATACTATTACATTTAATTAAATTCATTATTATGGAAACTTTACAGACTTTACCGCATACACCAGCCTCCGCGTATAATACTATTAATACCACTAACCACTCTGAAACATTGCCGTCAGTAGTCGGCTCTGTGTATAATACAAAGTTAAATAAATATAAACTATTCTTATCTGAATTCTTAGGAATGACTACATTTATTTTACTATCTTTATCTAACGTAGCTATATTTAGTTTAATGCCGGGAAATATGTCATGGGAAGGAGTAGCAATCGCGTGGGGTTTTAACCTTCTCATGGGTATTAAAATTGCTGCTTCTTCTAAAGGTAACGCCTACTTAAATCCTTGTATCGCGGTATGCGATTTTGTAGACGGTGCTATCAGCACATGTGAATTCTTTATTTATCTAACAGCTGAATTACTTGGGGCATTTGTAGGAGCCGGGATTACTTACGGACTTCATAGAAATCTTTATCTGTCTTTAGAAAATAATACAGACGTCTGCGGTATGTTTGCTACATATCCATCCGCCGGGGTTAATCATCTTCAGGCTTTCTTTGTTGAGTTTATTGGTACGTTTCTGTTTGCTATGATCATTTTCTTTGTCAGAGGAAAGGGGCATTTCTCATCGTACGCGATTTCAATGGGACTGACTGCTGTAGTTTTATCTTTAGGGTTTCAAACCGCGTTTAGCTATAACTGGGCGAGAGACTTTGGTCCGCGGTTATTTGTTTCAATTATTGAAAAAAAATGCTTCTCTTATAAGGATAATTATTGGTTTATACCTCTGTTAGCTAATTTTGCGGGAGGTGGCGCTGGGTATTTAGTACATAAATTAAGCACCTAAAAATTTCATAAGATCAGTATGTCCGGTTTTCTCTTCTTCGTACTCAAAGCTTGGCACTGATGTGGCTGTGTTAGATACTAAGTCTTTTCCGTACTTATAACGACGCAGACCCCACTGAGGTACTACGTCTTGACGGTCTGATCTTTCAGAGACCATAGAGACCCCCTTGGTTACGTTGTTAGGGCCGTTTATATAAGAAGCATGCTGTTCTAATATAACAGGCTCCAACTGAGAAAGTAAAACATCATTATAATCATCAGCAGCTTCTTCATCTACTTCTTCAGACACACCTCGGTTAGTTACCGTGTCTTCAGGTTTTAAATCTACTCCTGTAGATAAATCAAATTCGTGAGGATTTAACTGTCTGTCTTCGTAAGGCTCAGCTGTTTTTTTTGATATATATTCTTTAGCCTTTAAATATAACTCTTTGGCTAAGTTGTTTGTCTTGCTCACGCCGGATTTAGATACAACACATTCGCTACCGGTCATGTACTCTTCTACGGAAAAGTAAAAGAGAACACATATCCACGTTACAATTAAAAACGACAATAAATTAATAGAAATATCTACGACTGCGCTCATTATTTAAATATCAATGAAGTATTAAGATATGTTGCTTACGCTTTGTTTCTTTATATTAAAAGAACGATAAAAAAAAATATACTACAATTAATTAAATAAAATTTAACTCAATTCTAAATTAGTTTAATTTTTTTAAATCATTAAGTAATCAAACTCATTAGAAGAGTTACCAGCGTTTGAAGCACCGTCGCCGTAAGAAGTAATTCTTTCATTAACAATGTGATTGCTATTAACGCGCTTACTATTAACTCTTTCAACCTCGTTCTTAATTTTATACAAAATATATCTATGGAGGTTAGCTAAGAATAGCATATTACGAGTAAATTTGCTGTTGAATCTGAGACCGGTGTTATCGTTATCTGGGTTAACTCCTGGAAGAGTAAGTGCGGTAACATCCTTAATATATTTAGGATAACTGAATGCTACTTTACTATCGGCAGAAGGATTTAGAGGGTTCATTAGAGAGTGTTGTGCGATAGTCATGCTGGTAGTGATATAGTCTTTCAGAGGATCAGTAGGAACTCTGGGAACCGCGGTATCGCAAGGAGCATTTACGCAGTAGTAAGGGTCTAACAATAGAGCAGCAGTAGCCGTACGACTATCTACAACCGCATCAGCATTATACATCGCATCCTGAGAAAATTTAAAGTCTTTAGATACAATATCATCAAACGTGAATGCATAGTTATAGATATTAATCAAAGGGATTTCTCGCAGAAGAGCATGCGGGTTAATAGGAGAGATATTCATATCTACTATATTCATGAGACGGGCCTTTACTCTGTCAAATACTTTCTTATCGCTCTGTTTAATGAAATCGGTGATAATTTTTTTGTTGTTATCCGTTGAACTGTTTTCAACTATAGAAAGAACATCTTCTAATCTACGAGACGGCACTGAGAAGTAAGTATTAAGTTTCATATGATCGCCAGTAACATCAACGGCCTTAACTTTCTTAGTGTAGTCAAAGTCTACAACAACAGGGTAAGACATACAATTAACTGCTACTTGGTTTAAAAAGCTATACTCATATAATGTCTTAGAAATTGAATTAGAACCTTCTAAATACGAGTTTAATTTTTCTAACTCAATGTTATTTACTTTAGGGGCGGAATTGTTGTAAGAAGTAATGAAATCCTTAAGCCATACATAGCTGTTGAGCTCATTTATCTTTCCTTTATTATTTAGAACATAGTTAGTTCCGTAAGCTAACTTGCCATAGTTGTCAGGAGACTGTAAGTCAGGCATTAAGTATCTGGCATTAAATAAGTCAGCACTTAGAATAGAGTTAGGAAGGATAGGGAACTTGCCGTAGTTGTTGTAAAAGTTCTTTATGCTATTATCCTTAACCTGAAGATATACAGGAGTGTTAGAGATATCATTTAATACAGTCGTGCAATCATTTACTAAAGCGCGAGAAGCTTCTATAATATTGTTAAGAATGTTATTATAATGAGAGTATGCGTTGGAGTCTCCCTTTAATAACTTACCAGACATCTGATAAATCTCCATATCCTCATCGCTAAATAGTCTCGTACCAGAAGCACTACCATAGACAGTCTCGGCGACGACTCCGTTAATTTCACTGCTATCACTTAGTTCTAATAGCTTCTTATACATGGTACTCTGATAGATAATTTTTTCAAACATACTTATAAAGGTAGGAAGATACGTCTTATACTTTTCTTTCATATTAGTAGATACTTCATCTATAGACTCCTGGGCGTGTAATTTGGTTTGAAGCTGTTTGTTGGCACTTCTGGTAGATAAGGCCTTAATACAAAATCCTAAAGACTCAGCTAAAACACTATCATCAAAAGGGAATACCATTTCATCTACGACATCAGCATTGGTATGGATATCTTTAAATCCGTTGCCGGCGTAGATACAAGAATTCTGACTCTTAGAGAATTCAGAAATCAAACCTAAGTAAAACTTTTTAGAAGATCGCTCAAAGAAAGTATCAAGGAATCTCGCTATTAAATTGTTAAACTTAAGAAGAAGACTTCCCTTAGTTTTCTTTTGATAAGATCTGGAGTAAATATCAGAAAACACATAGCATTCCGTTTTGCTAAATTCAGAGTAAGCCTTCCACTGGCGATCTTTAGTAATGTACGTTTTAAGGGCTTCTTTTAATACAGTGCTGAGATACACAGTGCTAAACGGAAGGTCGGATCTAATTAAAGGTCTCTTTTCAAAAGGCCCGTTAGAAATTAATAGGTCATACATATTATTCTTATCAAAAGTAATTCCGCTATTTTGAATAAACGAAGACAGAAGAGTATTAGTATTCTCGAAGTTAATAACATCAAAGATAGGAGTATCCGCGGTATCCTGGTTGTATATCATCTTTAGAAGATAATTTTCTTCTAAATTGTTGATATGCTTTTCGGCGTTATTAATTATACTTACTTCATTTATCTGATTGCGGAGCTTGCTAATTGCGTATTTAGAAAATTCAATACTCTTTTCTACGGACGACTGAAGCTTAGAGTAATCTAAAATAAACTTGTCACTTGCGACGTATTTTATACCGACATTATCAGATTGGAAGTTGGTTAAGAAGAAACTTAATAGCTTTTCTTTGTTTAAGAAAGAAGCTCTATCCGTTAAAGAACGAACTAATGTGTTTACTAATAAGTCCTTTTCTTTAGTAGGATCGGCTTGGTCTTCCCCGGTATCTACGTCAGAGTAAGAAGAAATAACGCGCTTGATAAATTCTTCTATAGACTTAACAGTAACATCGTTTTCTTTAGTAGTGCCTTGCTTAATATAATTCATTAAAGCAAAGTATAAATTCATCTTAGATTCTAACTGCTGTTTCTTAGAAGTAGCATCTACAGGAGCGGCGACTCTGTTGAGTAAATTATGAATATCTGTAACAGACGCGTCAGGAGTTTTATAACTTTTAAATCTCGCAGCGACCTTAGCTACTTTAGAAAACACACTCATCGCATTAGTAGTCTGCGTGTTATGATCTATGAAAAATTTACGTAATGCTCTTAGATTTTCCTCCTTATTTTTGTTAGGATTAGCCGCTATCTTTGCTTCTATTACTGTAAAGGTTTCCTCTCCGAAAACACGATTTCCGAATCTTTTAAATCCATTTAATATAGTTCTCCCGGCAGCAGCTGCCGTTTGCATAAAGCCATTATTATCTGTATCTGGCTTAAAGATAGCATCAAATTCAGCGGCTGTTATATCATACAGAGCAAAGTTAGTAATATTTAATTCTCTAAGCACTAAGAGTAATCCCTCATTTAAATCATTAGCTGCGTCTATATCAGCCTGGACTGGAGGATTAGCGTTATTAGCCTGTTCATACGCAGTATTAGCTTCATTCTTTCTGGTTTCTATAGCTTTCATAACCATACTATAATCAGCTCTCTTTCTTTTCGCAGTGGCGTCATTATCTCCGTTGAGCACGGTGAATTTATTTTTTTCATTAGTTATTGCTGACTTTGCCGCGGCAATGTCCGCACTATTCTGTTTTAAGGCTTCTACGGCATTGTAAGCATTCTCTTCGGCCTGCGTGGCTGCTGCTGCGCGATTAACCCCGGCCGCTCTGTTAAAGTTAGCGACTACATGAAACCCAGCTTCAGCAGCACCGTCGTCGTCGTATGTAATATTAGCAGCGGCAGCAGCGGCGGCAGCGGCGGCAGCGACTGCTGCGGCGGCAGCTGCTATGGCAGGATCACCAGGGGCGACACCGACAGCGGCGGCGTTAGCGGCGGCAGCGGCAGCGGCGGTAGCGGCAACATTGGCGTTTGCAATTGCTTGAATTCTGCCTTCATACACCGCCCGGGAGTTATCAACAGCTGCCTGCAAAGCTACTCTATCGGCTATGAGAGTATCTCTTCGAGCAGCCTGGGTTGCTATTTCGTCGTATATAGCTAAAGCAGCAGCGTCATTTATAGATGGTTGTGTTATTTGAGGCAAAGTGGCTTTTGCGAACTTTTCCGGCGAAATAGAACCAATATCTACGGACTTAGCCATAAGAGTACTGTTTTGAGTTATAAACTTTTTAAGTTTAATTTCTGTGTCTATAGGTGTCTTATTATTGGCAAAAGTATCAGCAAAATCAATTCTTTTAGCGAGTAGGAAAGCATTTGCTTTTGCTGGAGTACCTTCAATTTCAGAACTTAGAAGAGTAACATAAACGTTTGCTAAGAATTGTATAAGAGCAGTCACCTGATGACGGTATAGTTTCTGTAGGTTAGCTAAAGGATAAGTTACTAATTCATTAAACACAAGCAAGACATCGGAGTTATGTGAGTTTACATTGCTGGAATCGTCAATAGCCTTTACTATAATTTCAACCTTAGCCTGTTGGCTACCGGCCTTCTTAATTTCATTCTTAAAGAATTTAACTCTCTCAGAGAATGATTTGCTGGAGACGTCGTTTAAGTCCTTAGAGAATAATTCTTTACTTATGAGGTCTCTGAAGTTCTTTACTAATTCTATGTCATTAGAAATAGTTTTATTCTTATCGCTAAGGATAGGCATCGCACTGCTTGTAAACTCGCTACTTGGACCCATATCATCAAACTCCTCGGCTGCGTCTAATATATCAAAATCATTAGGGTTAGATTTAATAGCTTCCATGTTAGATGAATATTTCTTCTTAACTTGGTAGAATTCAGAGATATCCTTACGTTTGAGAATACCGTATCTTCGGTTAATTTCAGACACTAAATCTAAGATAACTACGCGGGCTAATTTAGATTCTTCTACTCCGCTGTAGTTCTTATAAATCTTATTGACTTCAGAAATTATACGTTTCATATTCTCGTAGCTGTAAATACCGTTAGCGATTTGTTTAGAATCATCAAACACACACTGAATCAATCCGCTCCATAGAGAACCTACTTCGGGAATAAAAGCAATTGTTTCAGAGTCATCGCCCGCATTAATATTCTTCTTATAGCTTTCATTACCATTGTCAAAAATATTCTTATAAAACTCTAACATAAGAGGAAGACGGATATATAGTTCAACAGCGCCGTCAATTACTTCTGAAGACTCAGAAGCTCCCATAATAGAACGAATTGGGTTGGTAATTAAAGAGCTTACTTTAGACGGCTGGGTTAAAATATTAGAGATACCCACAACAGTAAGAATCTTAGCAGTAATGGCTTTCATAGCTAATACAAAGTAAGTATCCTCGGTTCTGAATATGTCAGAGCCTGCTATGTTTCTCTTAATAAGATCTAAAGAATAGTAAGCGGATAGACGTCTGTCAGGCGTATCATATACAGTTGAAACGGCGTTTATAAAGTTTAAGGAACTAGTAAAATCTACAATTGGGACAGCAGTTCCTCCATTCTGAAGAGTATCAGCGGTAAAAGCAGTATTAACATTTTCTATAACTGTATTTATACCACCGGCGTTAACAGCATTTTGTACTCTCTGTCCTATATTGTTTTCTAAGTTTTTTATGACAGCCATTTGAGCGTCTATCTTAGTTAAAAGATCCTTCTCATATTTTCCTAATAAATCAAGAGGGCGGTTGACGATATTCATTTTCACACCGAAGAAACTATTAAAGTCTCCAGTTTCTACGTCATATCCATTTTTATCTTTTTTAGGGGAATTGATTTGAGAAGAAGTATTACCGCCGCCGGTTCCGTAGCCCATAGTAAAAGCACTTACCCATATGTACTTAACTAAGTTGTTGTACATAGTACCAGAGCTCATATAATTTTCTTTAGACAAAGAGCCATTAGAAAATTTATCACCTATCTTAATAAACATAGAAATAATATTCTTAAGAACAGCAACCGATTCAATACTTTTCTTACTCGCTTCCAACACTTTTCTGATAATATCACCTCCGGTATAGCTCTGAACTTTTTGATTATGATAAATGTTTAAGTTAAATCTGGTACGAGCGTCCATAATAAATGCGACATCTGGTTGAATTTGATTAAATAATTCTTCCATATTATCTACAGAATTTTTATCAGACCAGGCCGAGATAAGTTCAGTTTGTTTAAGCATAGCATCTAACTCTTTCAAAGCCTCTACGTCGTTAGAAACTAATTCTGTGAATTTCATTAAGTAAAGATCCACAGCTTCCATAGTCTTATACATACCTACCTTCGCCTTATATTGAAGTTCGTAGATGGTTTCTATTAAACCCTTAGGAACCTGGTTAGCAGGGTTAGCCTTATTATATTCTTCTAAGAGCCATCCGCGACCACGTTCTTTATCATTAAGACGATCAACACTTTCAACATATTCTTTCTGCAGTTCTGAAAGTTTTTCTCCGATAGATTTACCCAACAGTTTATCGTATCCATCCTGAAGAGCCGGATAATCTTTGCTTACCTTATTAAGATTTTCTTTAATCATAGCAAGGTTGCCGAAAAACTTAAGCTTAGTAATAGTTTCCTTAATAGTGTTAGACACACTCGCAGGGATTGAAGGGTCTACTAAGCTATCAGACCATAAGAAGTCTCCTTTGCCGGACTTAATATTCTCTTCGTTAGAGCGGACACTTAAAACAGTATCGCTATAAGTATCAATATTTTCTTTAATCAACTCTAACTGAGTCTTAACATCAGATAGATAAGGATACTTCTGCAGAACGTTAAGAGATTCAATTAAATTCTTTAGATTATCCATGAAACGGGTTTTAAGTTCACGGCCTCCCATAGTTTGGTCTAAAGAAATAAGAGCATAAAATAGCTTTCCATTGTTTAAGTCAGAGTTAAAGCTTTCAAATATAGAAATGAATAGTCTAATGTCATCATCATATACTATTTCGTTTCCAAGCTTCTGAGTAAGAGCTTCTGCGCTTCTTTTAATATCTCCAAAATTTGCACTAATTTGCGAAATAAAGTTTTTAAAAAGTTCTTTTACTGTCTTTTCATAAGTCTTCACGCGGGTCTTTAAAGTACTCTTTGCGTTTGTTTTACGAACTCGTCCGACACCAGTGCTGTAGTCGCCTCCGTGAAATTCCATTGCTCCTTTTAATTCTTTAATAATCTTTCCGTGCTGAGAGTAAGAACCTTTTAAGGTTTTAATAGCGTCTAACACCTTAGCAAGAGAAGAAGTAGCAGTACCTGTGCTATGTTTTTTGAGAACTTCAGATAAAACTTTTTTTAGTTCTTCTAAAGATTTCAAACTCTTATATTTATCTAAAGATATTTCTAAAGTTTTTAATGCGGCATCAACTTTCTTAGCAGTAATCTGAAGCTTACTCATATTAGTATAAGCCATTGCTAATCGGTCACTCGCGTCCTCAGTGCCGTACTCTACGCCTAATTTTTGAGCAAGCGCAAAGAAGTTTCCGTTCGTCTTTAGAAGATCCATTAAATCCGCGGAAGTTGGTTTAATCTTAAGGTTAAGGGTAGTTTGTAGTGCTTTAATCTGACTGTCAAACTCTTCGTTTAATTTATCATGAACGGTTTTAATTATTTTAGCATTAGTCTCGCTAACTCCGGTGCTATCAGTGCTCTTTATTAAATCAATAAGCTTACCGACTGTCGTGTTCATAACATTCTTAAGAGAGTGTATGTTAGAAATCTTAGTAGAAAGAGATTCTTCTACATCCTTTAACTTATTATGAATATCCTCAGCAGCGTGACCTATCTTACTGAGAGTATGCGATTCTAAAGAAGCACCCTCGGCGGCCCCTGAGATACCTTCTCCGAAAACATTATTACTCATACTTTGTAAGTCATCCTTTAAATTTTCATGGATTTCATCATCAGTAGCAAAGGTACCGCCAGTGATTCGCCATTCTCCCTGCCCATTAACCTGCTCATCCACGACAGCTTCTTCTTTCTGCTCCTCTTCAGCATTAGCTTCATTCACGTTCGCCTCCTCATTATTTTCTACAAGCTCCGCCTGAGTTTCAGGATCAGGAATAGGTTCTTCTCCTATAGCTCTCACCAAATTTTCTACTTCAGCCTTTAGAGAATTTATACTATCGCCGAGACTGTCTGCGGTTTGAGATAACCGGCCCATATTCTCATCTACTTCTTTTGACGTAGCATCTAAATCACGTGCGTCGCTCATTCTTACAAACTATAACGAGTGTTATATTACTTTAAATATTTTCTATTCTTAAGAAAGTAATTAATTAATTAATTAATTTAGTAAAATATTATATAAATATGCTTTATAATATCTATACAAAAAAATAATCCGATCTAATCAAATTCAATTCAATCAAATCTATTTATATAAAACAATTCAATATCGCGTGTAATCATCGCAAGTAAAATTATCTTACTATGATGTAATATTTTTTTTCAGAAAATAATTATTATTAATAAATATTTTTCTTTATTTTTTTTTAATATATTAATTCTATAGACTAATATACAACGATATAATTATCTATAAGCAGTAATATTAAACATGAGTAAAGCCGGTGTAAAATATTGCAGTCTTCATACTTTTGTGAAAAAAGAAAACCCAGAATTATTTAATCTTCTGGAGGATTTGTGTGCTATCGGTCTATTTCGTCCGAAGTACCCGACTACCTTTATTAATCCAAGCAGTAAGGTCGTTAACAAACTTAAAGATTTAATTTCTAAAGGCGATAGCGAAACCGCGTTTGAACATCTTCAGAAGCATTTTATTTACGGAAAGCATACTGAGTTGAAAGGAGAGTTAGTAACTTACAACTCTAAGGCTATGAAAACCGACCTTTCTAAAGTTACTAAGAAAAATACTAACTTCAATTTGTGGAAATCGCGAGGCGACAATGTAGTTGTTTATGATCAAACGAGCGATGATCTGTTAGAAGAAGGTGCTGAAAAAGAACGCCCTAAATCAGAAAAAAAGAACAGCACTAAGAAAGGAAAAGGCGATGCTGACCGCATGAGTATTACTCATGATTTACTAAAGAAAGCTTCTAATGGAGAAAACATTATGCACGTATTTGCGCATAACATTAACGGTCTTTTAGAAGTTCTTAAGCAGCATGATGAAAATCAATTTAAAAAGATTTTAGAAAAATTAGACCCTAATCCTGTGGTTTGTTGGTATATTTTAGTTAAGCCAAGTTGCGACTGTTCAAGTGTAAATGAAGACAACTGCTATGTTAGCGATGAGGTCTTTGATAAATGGGCGAGCTTAGGTAATGCTAATATTAATAATACAAAATCTACTCTTTTGCGTGAAGTTTTCAGCAGTAATGACTTTGATACCTCTAAAATAGCAAAAGCTAAGAATGCGAGAAAGTCCCTTAACGAAGTCGGATTTAAACAGACCAGAGAAAGTATTGTTAATTCTTATGACAACATGACTACATTGTTAGAAGATGAATTGAGATTCCGTATGTCTGATATGGACAACTCGCAGCTCGTATGGAATTCTCCGGAAGTGTCAGAGCTAAACCACCTTAGATGGGACGCCCCTGAAAACGAATTAGTTCTTCTAAAGAACTCTAACTCTCTTCTAAACTCGTGTCTTCATAAAATAATGTTAGACTTTGTATCTTCTAACGCCTTTCACTATACTATGTTTAACGACGAAATCCATAAGAAGTTAGAAAATAATATAGTAGGTGCTGGTCCCGGTGCAAAAAAAATAGTAAAGGTTTTAGGAAAGCAAGGCAGAAAGATTATTAAAAACTTAGAAGATAGCGATGATGAAAACGATATTAGCCGATTCGTCAGTTCTCTTAATAAAAAACAATTAGCCAGCTTAAAGAAAGTATTAAACTCTGTTTAATTATTCTTACTTCATATTAGGCAGCGCAAACAATTGAGAATCAAATGTGGTTACTGTTAGTAAGGTTTTACGACAGCACCATCTTTCTATACCCAGATATTCAAATATATCAGCCACGTCTATTTCAATTAAATCATTTAGTTCTATCTGGCTATATAATTTTTTTTCGCCAATTGCTCCTAATTTATTAATCTCTTTAGAATACTTATGGTTTTTTAATATTTGAAAGCACTCGTGGAACTCCCCTAAGCTATTATTACAACTCATACATCTGACGACCGGATACATAATGTATGCTTATATTTATATATGATAAAAATCAATTTTAAATATACTTTAGCAACTATGCGATATGAGAAAAAAATTGATTTTTAACAATAGATATATAATATAGAACGTCATAAACAAATTCAGACATCTAAAGACTACATCACTATGAGCACTTCATACACCGTATCTGCTGCCGACATTATTAATTCTTATACTAAGTATCAAGAAAATATGTTAGTAGTTGATTTAGCTAATTTTCGCGAAAGTGGAAACAAAGCAGTTAAATATTTTGATATCAAACTAAAGGTAGATGATAGTAAAGTGGTACCTCTTCGTATTAAGTTTCTTAATCAAGAAGTATTTTCCCGAACTAAGGATCCTAAGGATCGCGACTACGAGCAGTTAAAGCTCTGTATTCAAGCAAAGGAAAATGATGAGTTTAGTAAAGCAATGGAATTAGTTTGTAGTTCATATATCAAATTAGTAAAAGATTTCAAGACTTCTAATTTAATTTGTGATGACGAAGAAGATGCCGGTAAGAACTCTGTAGTAGTTCCTAACTGCAAGCCTACTACCCCTATGCAAAAGTTTGCAAAGGATTCAGATGGAAACCGAGTAAATTTCGATAATCCTCTGTTCTGGTTTGTACCTGCCTTCCGACGATACAAAGAAGAAGATCTTTCAAAGCTTCCAAAATTAGGATTCAACTATAAATCAGAACAGAATAAAAAGTTTGTGGTTAAGGAATTTGATCTTACTTTCTATGATTTAGAAAAGCTATCTTCAAATGGAACGCCTAAAGAAGCTATTATTGATGGAGAACGTATTAATAATACTAACATTCAAAAGTTAATTACTAAAGGTAGTTTAATTTCAGGCATCCTACAAATGCAAATGATCGCGTCTAACCAATCTTTATCATTAAATACCAAATTCGCGAGCAAGCTATATGTAAAAACAAATCATAATCAATCTAACGGCGGTGAAATCTTTGACAGTGATGAGTTCAGTGAGATGCTAAAGGGAGCGGGTATTGATGCTAACTCTGCTAAAGAAGCTGCTAATGCTAAAGATACTATTGTAAGTAATGTTAAACAGAATGAAGAATATAAACACGAATCAGATGACGAAGAAGAAATCTCAGGACTGGATAAGATTCAAGGACTGAGTCTATAAATGGATTATTCAGACTTTCTGAAGAAATACTTTCTGAATAGAACGATATGATTATCGTCTATTTTATTTTTTTTGAAAAAATCTATACTCTCTCCTCCTAAGCGCTTCCAGATATAATATAAAGCATATACTCCGCAGTTACTGGTCCCGCTATTTTGATGCTGTATATCGCTAACTTTTATAAAGTTACACTTTCTGCCAGTTTGAAAAGATAATTTATCTGCTAAGTTTATAAAGAATTCTTTAAACGATCTATCTTTAATATCATACCCGGAAGAATTGAAATATTCTATATTAATATCGCGGCCGGTAAAGTCTATAAAAATAGCAAACCAATGAATCCCACTTCCTGATGATACATCTGTATTAACTACAATGCCATATTTTTTTAAAGGCCCGTTGTCAGAAAGATTACCTTCTCCTTTTAATTCCTTATAGAAATCTATGTTTTTTATATTCTCCGGCTCGTATCCGATATGTTCACTGTTAGAGGGGTTAAACATACCAAAATCTATCATATGAATGTTAGAATAATAATAGCCTTCGTAAGAAACATAGAACTGATATTGTACTGTATCTATTTCTGTATTATTTAACCAATGAGAATGACTAAATGATTTAGTTACTGGTTTAAAATATTTTATAAGAATGTCTTTCTTATCAAGCTTCTCCATTAGACAAAGCTGTTTTTCTCCGTTTTCTGAAATATTATTACACGAAGTATTTTTGTATAAGTTATCTAAAGACTTATCTTTAAACTCTTCTGCTATTACAGATTCGGGAATACATCCCTTATCAGGCTGCGTGTTATTGAGGGAGCAAATTGAATCTGTTACGACGGATGACTCTATAAGTGACATTGTATTACTATTTCTTATTTCTGTAAATATATAAGTATATATAATAAATCATAATACAATATAAGAAGTAAAAAATAGTATTATTTATTATGAATAGCACTAACTACCCAGAAGAGTTATATAAATCCTTGGTAAGTAAATTAGAGCAAGGAGATTTTGATGAGGCTTCTAAAAATCTATTTCAATATCAAAAAAATGTATTTAACGTAATGACAGACCCTGTTCTTAACAAGAGAGGAATATTATTATATCACTCAGTAGGCAGCGGTAAATGTATGGGCATAGATACGCCGATACTCATGTATGACGGTAGTCTAAAGAAGATACAGAATGTTGTCGCTGGTGATTTACTAATGGGAGACAATAGCGAATCAAGGAGTGTAATCGGTTTAGCAAGAGGGGTAGATGATATGTATAATGTATGGTATGGTAATACTAAATATACAGTAAATAAGAGTCATATACTATGCTTAAAAGCAAGTCGTCATATATATCCTAAGACTACTATCAAAGAAAACGGGGTAGAAGTAGAATATATATATGCCGGCGCCAGAGGGAAATCTATATTTTCTTATGACAGATATGATTATAATAAAGATCTTACTTTACACTTAGCAAACACTTTTTCAAAGCAAATTTTAAATAGATCTGAATGCAATATTTTACACATATCAGTGGTAGATTATTTAAAATTATCTAAAGATGAAAAAAATAATTTACACGGCTATAGAAAAAAGATTTATTTTAAAAGCAAACCTTTGTTAAGTTCACCTTTACTAATCGGAGCCCTGTCTCTAAAGTCGCCGGATATTCTAACAAAAGATTATATAATTAATTCTATAGACGTAAGAGAATATGTGCTGGCCGGTGTGATTGGTTCTGCCGGCATTTTAATAAAATATAAAGGAAAGCATGCCTATAGAATAAGTTTGAGTAAAGAAAAAAAATCTTATATAAACGATTTAGTATTTATAGCAAACACATTAGGTCTTCTCTTTAGACTGAAGAAGAAAGAGAATGTGTTTGATTTAATATTTTATGGAAGAGAATTACTAAGCATACATAACAAGTCTATACATAATGATATCATTATTTCGCCGGGAGAAGAATCATATGAAGTTGGATATAAGATAAACGTTAAATATGCCGGGGTTAGTAATTATTTTGGATTTGAAATAGATGGAAATCGCAGGTATGTACTGGGGGACTGTACCATAACACATAACACTATGACTTCGGTATCTATCGCAGAATTCTTTAGAAAAACAAAAAGAGAAATAATAGTGTTATCTTCTAAATCGTTACAAATAAATTATAAAAAAGAAATACACGCTTTTAGAAAACTTATGAACAACGAATCTGAAGATGAAGATACTGATGGGTATAAATTTATTACTTCTAACGCGAGGAATATGATAGATAAATTAGAAAATGTAAAAAATCGTATATCTGGGAATAAAGTACTAAGTGACAGAATGAAGATAAATGAAGGTTTAGACAAAATGTTAGAGCAAATAAATAAGCAGTCTTTAGATAATAAAATAATAATAGTAGATGAGGCGCATAATCTGTTTAACTCTATAGCAAACGGCTCGGCGAATGCAAATGCTTTCTATGACATGATTATAAAGGCTAAAAATGTAAAAATAATATTTATGACAGGCACGCCAATTATAAACGACCCCTTTGAATTGTCTATATGCTATAATATGTTAGCGGGAGATATTTCTAACAAACACACCTCCGGCGGAGAAAGAAATGGAAATAATAAATCTAAAAAGGGCGTAATGACAATACTTCCTGAATATTACACAGATTTTGTTAAATATTTCATAGCACCTAACGGAGCGGGTCTTATGAATGAAAATAAATTTAAAAATAGAATTTACGGAATGACTTCTTACTATGGAGATTTATATACATCAACAACCGCGACTACTATTTCTCAAGATTTGAAACAAACGTCAAAAAAAGAGAATTATCCGGATAGACTTCCTGTCAAATTTGAAGTCGTGCAAATGTCTTCATTACAAAGTTCTCATTATATAAAAGCAAGAGATGTTGAAAAGTTGGAGAACGGATTAAGAGGAATAGGTGGTGGTTGTGATTGTGATACAGACATAGAAGGAGCTGGCATACAAACAGCGGACAAAGGCAAATCATCTACGTCGTACAGAATAAAGTCAAGACAGATATCTAATATATACATACCTGCAAAAAAGGATTTAGACAAGGAAGAAGACAGAGATTCTATATTTTCTAAAGACAAAATAGGACTGTACTCTACTAAGATAGATAAATTGTTGAAAAACATAGAAGACGAGAAAGAAAACCCGGGAAATATTATGATATATTCTACTTTTTTAGAGTATGGCGTAGAAGCGGTAGCTTCTGTGTTGAAATCTTACGGATATAACCCATTTACTTCTAACGATGAAGAAAACTTAAATGCTGATAAAAGGTATGCTATTTTCTCCGGAAAGCAAACTGAAGAAGAAAAAATAGAAATATTAAAATTATTCAACTCCGCAGAAAACAAAAATGGCGATATAATAAAAATACTTATGATAACTAAATCAGGCACTGAAGGGTTAGATTTAAAAAATGTAAGATATATTCATATAATGGAGCCGTATTGGAATTTTTCACTAATTCAGCAAATAATAGCAAGAGGAGTAAGATACAAATCTCATATAGAACAGCCTGAAGAATTTAGAAATGTGCAAACATTTATATATCTAAGTGATTATAACGAAGGAGACCTTTTAGATATAAAAAAAAAGCAAGGAAAGGAGAAATCTAATACAAAAAAGGAGGAAGCCATAGAGAAAACAACGGATATACATATGATATCAAATGCCATCAAGAATCAAGAACTTATATATAAATTTCTAAAGGCAATTGCTTCCACAAGTATAGAATGCGGTATGTATAACAAAGATAGTATAAATTACGAATGCTATACATGCAAGCCCACTGGTCAAAGATTGTATATAGAAGATATACATGTAGATATGAAAACGAGGAATAATTGTGATAGCAGTAAAATAGTAAAAGCAAAAGAGGTAATAATAGACGACGTTGTATATTACTATACGGAAGCAGGTGGTGCTGAGAATTCATTTAGATTATATAAAAAAACAGAAGACGGGAGAATATTACAAATACAGTCTGAAGAAATAAAAAAACAGATTTATAACAATTTGGAAAATAGTAAATTAAAAACTACACTTTAAATATTATAGAATGACTGTTTTTAAAATTATAGCGGCTTTAGACGAAAAATATGGTTATGCGCGAGAAGAACTCGGCATGCCGTGGACCTGTTCAGATGATTTAAAATTCTTTAAGCGAAAAACATTAGGAAATGCTGTATTGATGGGGGCGAATACGTGGACTTCTTTATATAAGAAAAAGTTTAAAGATAGAATTAATATCGTCGTAGGGTCTTCTAACTTAGAATCATCAGAGGGAGAGCGCGGGGAATTATGCGGAGAAGAACACGTATATTTTACTACATCTGTAGACAAAGCCTTAGATATTTTATTCAAACTAAAAGTAGAAAAGTGTTATGTAATCGGAGGAGTTGGATTATGGAGCGAGTTCTTAGAAAGAAAATTAATTAACCGGATGTATATAACTCATATACCAGGAGACTATTTGTGTTCTAAATTTTTTAATATAAAAGACAACAAGAGAGTTAATAAAGATTTTACAAGAAAAGACAAAATATACAACGAGCATAACAATCTAATTGTATCTAAATACTATTACAAAAACAAAGAAGAAAAAAAAGTATTATCTACTATTAATAAAATAATTAACAAAGGGTGTTATAAATTAGACAGAAGTGGAGTCGGTACTAAATCTTTGTTTGGAAAGTCATTTACTTATGATATTAGAAATTATAGATTGCCTCTGTTTACACACCGTAAGATATTTATAAGAGGTATTATAGAAGAATTGTTATTCTTCATAAGCGGAAAAACTAATACAAAAGTGTTAGAAGAAAAAAATGTAAATATTTGGAAAGGACATACGAGCAAAGAGTATTTAGATAAAATAATAAATCCAGACCGCAGGCATTTATATTCTGAAGGAAGCTACGGGCCCGCTTATGGGTTTCAGCTAAGACATTGGGGCGCGGAATTTATAGGAGATTACGAAGATTATACAGGAAAGGGGTTTGATCAGCTTCAGTATGTTATTAATCTTCTAAGAACAAACAAAACATCTCGCAGAATATTATTTTCTTATTGGAATCCTTCTGTGTTAGATAAAGTCCCTCTCCCGAGTTGTCATTTATTGTATAACTTTTTTGTGGACGTGGAGAAGAACGAGTTGTCTGTGTCTTTTTATCAAAGGTCTAATGATTTTGCATTAGCAGCCGCATTCAATGTTTGCTCTGCGTCTATATTGGTATTTATGTTATGTAAAGTAACAGGACTTAAGCCCGGTAAATGTGTTCATAATATATGCGACCTCCACTTATATATCAATCAGATAGATAGTGTTAAACAGTTTTCTAATAATAAAGCAGAAATAAATTATCCGGTCATGCGGCTATCTGAAAAAAATAATATAGAAGAATTTGATATAAACGACTTTACTTTAATGTTTTATCGTAGTCATAAAAAATATAGTATCCCTTTTAACGTATAAAGTTTCATTTCTTACATGAATAGAACGGATAATTGATATAATCTCCTTTGCTTCTTGTTCTTTTATATATTTTTATTTTTTTTGGTATAATATTTTTATGATTAATATCTAAAGACTTTTCCATATTAGAACTATCTATCCCATGTAAGTCCTTAGATATAGTAGTTATTTTACCGGAGCTACATCTTCTCGAAGATAAATAGTAGTAATCAGATAAATATATCTGGTCTGTGAGTAGTTCGTTTAAAAAATTACAATTATCTTCTTCAGAATTTAATTCGTAGTTATCTGTCTTTTTAGTAAATGAAGAGAGTAATCTCCGGATATTTGTCTGAATTAGTTTCATTTGACCCTTTCTTATCTGTCACGCTTTCTAAGGTGACTTCTTTTTTTGTATGTATTATATTTGATGAAGGTGTGAAAATATTAACTAACTTTTTGTTGGTAAATAGTTTAGAAAATATAGTTTCTATATTATTAGAGTTCATTTCTACCCACTGTATAATATAATAGATATATTAGAAGTATCATTTTAATGTTTGAGACAGAAAGCAGAAAAGAATTTATACAATTTAGGCATATAGAAAGTATAACGAGTCCGTATCAGACTAATTTTAGTTCTTTTATAGACTCTGAAATACAAAAGGAAGGAATATTGCAGCTGAATGGATATCAACAATTTATTTCTAACTTTATGTCTTTCAATGAAGAAAATGACAGAGTACTACTCGTGCACTCTACCGGGGTCGGGAAAACTATAACATCTCTGTCGGCTGCTATAGATTTGTCTAAAAATATCGGAAGCAATACATTTATATTAGGGTTTTCTAAGTCGGTGTTTAAAAAAGAAATAATGAATAGGCCGGAATTTGGATATGTGTCTAAAGAAGAAGTAGAATATATGGAATCTGTGAAAAACAATATAATTAAATACAGAAATAAATCGGATATAGACAAATTAAGAGAAATTAAGAGAAAGATAATGATTAGAATATCTAAAGGCAAAGGAGGTCGGATATATTTTATAGGATACAAAAAACTAATGTCAAAGATTTTTACAAGACTTAACAAAAAGGCTATATTAGAAAATATAAAATCTGATTCTGATATAGAACTTTATATATCAAAAAAATGGATTAAGCTAAATGAAGAATTCATACAGCAAGTAGAAAACTCATTTATAATAGCAGATGAAATCCATAATTTATATAACTCCAGCAATATGAATTCATGGGGAGTAGCTCTTAGATATCTAATAAATCTAAGTTATATAAAATGTAAAGTTATGTTTTTATCCGCGACTCCAGTAAATAATAGACCAGAAAAGGTAGTAAGTGTGTTAAATTTATTAAGCAAAGACAAAGAATATACGGCTTCGGATATTTTTGAAAAGATGAATTCCAGGAAAGATATAACTATTTCTAAAAACGGAGAAGACATAATAAAAAAAGTAATCAAAGGAAAAATATCATTCATAATGAATAAAGATGTAGAGAATTATCCTTCTAAATCTTTCATGGGGACTAAAGATGATAAAATAAACTACATATCTGTAGTGGAATGTTTAGCAAGCGCACTGCATGAAGATACTATACTTAAAGTATATGAAGACAATGTAATAGAGAATGACACGGAGAATGACACGGAGAATGACACAGAGGAAGGTGATATATTTAGTAAAGATCGTGTGTATAAAAGTAGATACAAAAAAGAAAACAGCTCTTTGGAAAACAAATTAGCAGAGGGATTAGATGAAGAAGAGTTGGAAGAAGAGTTGGGAGAAGAGTTGGAAGAAGAGTTGGAAGAAGAGTCAGGAGAATTAGATGATAACGGCAAAGATATAAAAGAAATAGAATCAAGCAGTAAGCGAATATCGTTAGAAGGTAAGTTTAGAGCGCTTAATGATATGGTTTATCCTTCTGAGGGTAGATATGGGTTATATTACAAAGATGATATATTAAAACAATATTCTACTATGAGCGCTGAATTTAGCAAGAAAATGGGAGTAAGATTCTCATACAATAAAAAGTCAGAATGTTCTGGTTTAGTAAGTGGTGATTTCTTAAGAAAAGAAAATATAGGCACGTACTCTTCTAAATATTTGAAGATGTTAGAAATATTAGAAGATAATATAAAAAATAAGAAAGGTAAAACATTTATATATCATAATTATGTTCAGGGGTCAGGAACCTGTATTATAAAAGAAATATTAGAGGCGAATGGTATTATTGAATACGGGAAATATGATAATGATTATACAAGATGTTCAAACTGTTATATGTATAAGTCAGAACATGATATAACAGACGAGTGCTCCGGAAATAATTTTAAACCGATGACTTATATATACGCCACCGGAGGAATATCTAAATCTGAGTTAGAATATAAACTGGATATATATAATTCTTACGAGAATAGAGAAGGAAAAACTATAAGTATTATACTGGGCTCTCAAGCCGTTAAAGAATCATTTGATTTTAAAGCAGTTAGAAATGTAATAGTTGCGTATATGCCTGATAATATATCCACGCTTATACAAGTTTTAGGAAGAGCTATAAGAAAGAATTCTCATTTTTATCTAACTGCTGATAAAAGACATGTAAATATTTATATTTTAATAACTACTCTAAAGTCCGGTAGATCATTTGAACAATTGAAGTTGGAATATAAAACAAATGTATTCTCAAAAATAAAAGACATAACAAAAATATTTATAAGTTCGTCTATAGATATTAAAAACAATTATTACTTAAATTATTCAACAAACAGCGACGAGTTTGCGGATGAAGATATATATTCAATACCGTTCGTAGAAAATCCTCAAGGGATAGATATGGAAAAAACAGCGGCGACATTTAAAGCATACTATTATAAAGAAGAAATATCATTCTGTCAGTATCTTATAAAAAGATATATGTTAGAAAAATACCCGGCGCCGTCCACGTATGAAGAGATTGAAAATTTTATAGTAAAAGGGAAGGGAAGGTCTTTTAATGTAAATAGAGATACAAGCCTTATAGAAAAAAATAGTATAATATCCGCGTTATTTTATTTAACCAGAAATAATGGTTCAATCGGAGGCAATGTAGGAACAGGGGATAAAAACATGGCAAGAAGTCTACTATCAAGAAATCAAACTATAATATCTAAAGACGGGGAAGAGTTAGTAATAAAATTTGTAGATAATTTATATATGCTTTGCGCAAAAGAAAATAATAAAATTAGATATTATGATTTTATATCAAGAGAAAAGAAGAATATTCTAAGGGATAGAGTAAGCATAGATAAGATTATGAACAGTAAGAATAATATAGAAATGGAAAGAAACGCTCTGATAGAGTCTTTAAGAAATAAAAATATAGAAGATATAGATTATATCATACAAAGCATTGATCCGGATGTTCATCTTTCTACTATAGAATACATTATAAAATATTTCAACGATATGTGGCTTAGAAATAAAACATGGAAGTCTTCTTATGAGCATGATACTTTAATCATGTTATTATTTTTCTATAATAAGTTTAACATAATCATATTTGCTCATCATATAGACGAAGACACTCAGAAAAGGTATAGCAATTATTTCTATCCTTCTGGAGTAATAAAAAAATCTTCTATGAGTAACTTTACTTCTTCTGATAGTAAATATAAACATTATCAAAATCTATTGAATACAATATCAGCAACCAAAGAAGAATACGACAATATAATAAACGGATTTAGAATAAAATACTACATATATTACAAGCATAGAGATAAGTTTACAAAATGGAAAGATACTTTATCTAAAGGCGTGAAGGACATACTAATACCCATAGGTCATTATTTTTCTACAGATATTAAATTATTTGACGGGCAGTGGTATGTGAATAATAATTTCAATAAATTAGGCGACGCGGGGACTAATTTCAAAGATAATACAACTATAATAGGATTCTTAGAACGAGACAGAATAGGTTTTAGAATATCTTTTAAAATAAGAGTTTCGGGCAGTATGGCAAATGGAAAGCAATCTACAGAGTCTGTTTCTAAAAAAGATAACACCATAGACAATAGAAAAGTAATCGTGGGTAGCGTCTGTGAGCACTATGACAAAGAACAGCTGGCGAATATATGTAAGAAATTAGGAATAAAGCTATCGACAAAGGCTGATTTTAAAAAACATTCTATGTGCGATAAAATAAAACTAAAATTAATATCAATGGAACTACAGGCAAGAAAAAAGGATAGCAATATTAGATACTTTAAATTCTATTGGGAATAGGTTAAACGGGCTAATAACCTTAATACTTCTAATTTCGTATTAAATACAAGATAAATATAGAATATAAACAAATCACAACAAATATGTCAAACGTTCAATTCTCTTCCTTTGTCAAGGAATGCTTAACTAAGGGCGCTGGATCTGTAGAAACCACAGATCTATACCAAGCTTATATGACCTTTTCAGGTGCTAAATCAGGACGAAACAATCTATACAAATACATGGAATCTATTGAAGGGGTTACTCGCGTAAAGAGCTTATTTTCAGGAATTATGATTAAGCCGTCAGAAATTATTAAGAATAAGGAGACCGCGGAGAATACCACTAAGGAGACTATCGTAAAAAACACTGCAGAGAAGAAAGAAGAAAAAACTATGACTGCGTATGAAGAAGCTATGCTGGAGTTAGCAAAACATAAGGTTGAATTAAAGGCTCGTATCGCTAAGGAGGCAGCCGAGGAGAATGCTCGTATTGCTAAGGAGGCAGCCAAGGAGAATGCTCGTATTGCTAAGGAGGCAGCCGAGGAGAATGCTCGTATTGCTAAGGAGGCAGCCGAGGAGAATGCTCGTATCGCTGAATTAAAGGATCGTACTGATAAGGAAATCGCCGAGTCAAACGCCCGTATCGCTGAATTAAAGGCCCGTACTGATAAGGAGATCGCTGAATTAAAGGCTCGTACCGCCAAGGAGACAGCTGAATTAAAGGCTCGTATCGCCGAGGAGTCAGCCAAGGAGATCGCCGAATTAAAGACTCGTACTGACAAAGAGATCGCTCAAATGTATATTGATGACAAAGAAAATGACCGCCGTCTTATCCGGGAAGAGAACAATAAAAACCGTCAAATGTATCTAACTACTAAATTTAACAAGTATTTAGATCTAAAAGTGTACGGATCGCCCGCTAAGCAATATATTACCGAAGAATCTCTTATTGATGTCGTTGGATATGATAATTATGCTATGACATCTAAAATTAATATCAAAGAAATTCAAGAAGATGTTAAGAAAGTAAGTGAAGATGTTATTATCTACGAAGCGGGCATCGCAAAAGATGTAAAGGCCATTGAAGTACAAAAAATCCCTAAATTAATTGAAGAAATTAGTTCTGAAAACTTAAAACAACGTATCGGTAAAATTCCTGAGATCGCAACACAAGACGAAAATAGACATATTATTTCTCAATACGAAGAAAAAAAATGTCTCATGAAAGAGAAAACAAGCCCGTGTCCTGCTATGTCTAAAGATAAATATCTACGACCAGAAAATGATATTAAAACTATTAACAACGAAATTCAGATTAAATGCGCGTGTTGTAGTGAATATGTGGCACTTAACGACGGAGCCTGTCACAGAGGTCACAATATTCCTAAATCAGATGGAGGAGATTGGTCTAAAGAAAACATATATCTAATTTGTGCTAATTGTAATCTATCTATGAGCGATTCTTTATCTATTGACGAATTTAAAGTAAAACTATACGCTGAAAAGTTAGATAAATATATGATTTCAGAGAAGTTAGATATTCTAAAAATGATATAAAAAATTGATTTTTACACTTATGTAAATACAATTAATATGGATTCATTCTCTTCTATGGACGACATTCTAAACAAGCTATTAGATAATAATGATAGTGGTCATTCTGATTATAATATGGATAGCGAAGAGTTCATAAATAAGTGGGATTTAATTCTATTTACAGACGGCAGTTGTATAGGTAAAAAAAAATCTAATAAATTCGGCGGATCCGGAGTATATATTCATTCTTATAAGAACTCAGATTGGAATTCTGTAAAAATTATATACAAACTTATTCAAGAACAGGTTTTTATTTACGACTCTTCTTCTGAAGATAAAAAAATTAAAGTCCCCGGGCTATCTATTTATGACGACATTACTAAAAAATATATATGCGAAGAAGAAGACTGTCTTAAGATAGGATATAATAAAAGAGATGATAATCATTTATATTGCGGTAGTCATAAGAAAGAAACTGATTCTGTTATTATGGGATATCAAACTTATTCTCCTACGAATATAAGAGCAGAGGGCATTGCGATACTTCTGGCACTTAAGGCAATACTTAAATACTTAAACAGTGATGGTAAAAGCAGTTGTAGTAGTATCAAATCAGGCATTGAAGAAATATCTGATTTATCTAAAGACGAAATTATAGACTGCGGAATATATAACATGAATAACACAGATGTAGTCACTAAAGATTTATCTAAATGCATGCAAGAAGATAATTATAGATTCATGATTGTATCTGACAGTAAGTTTTGGATTGATTTAATTTCTACGTGGTTAAATGGATGGATTAATAAAAGAACTGTTATTGAGAGGAAAAATATTGATATCATTGTTGAGATAAACTATGTTCTAACAAAAATTAAATCTCATGAAAAAAAAACAACCATATTTATGAATCATGTAGGCGGGCATTCTGATAAGAAAATAAAAGAAGAAGAATTAACATTCTATCAAAAAGGAAATGTTCTGTCGGATAAGCTGGCGACTCATGCGTCAGCTTCTGCTCTGGAAAAGATAGCTGTTCTTAAATAAATGTATTCTTTTGGTATAAAATTTGATTTATTTTTTTATACTAAATAGATATCCGTATATTACTGTAAATATATTCCAGTCATGTCCAGGTCGGAGACTCTTTTAAAGTTTTTAGAAAAATATAAAAATCTTCCTAAACAAGGGTCGGCTGAATGGCTATCTCAGAGAAAATATACGGTAGGCGGATCTCAGATAGCTACTATAATGGGGATAAATAAATACGAAAATATTAAATCGTTTATTAAATCTAAGACAGATTTCTATGAATTTAAAAAAGAAGCACCTCTTTGGTTTGGAAACTTAATGGAACCTTGTATAGAACAATATGTAAAAATAGAATTCGGAACTGATGTAGCAGAAACAGGTTCTCTACCGTGTGAATTTAATAAATATCTATCATACTCACCAGACGGACTGTGTGTTATATCTAAAGACAAATTAAAAAAAGTATTTTCAGAAAGTCAGCTAAATAAAATATTTAAAGATTCAGAGTTAGTTAAGAATGGAATGTCTACAGAAGAATTACTTATTCTTATGGAGTTTAAAAGCCCTTTTATGCGCAAAATAATTCACGGCTCTATTCCGGAATATTACAAACCACAACCGCTCTTAGGGATGGAAATTATAGATATCGCAGAGGCTTCTATATTTATAGAATGCGTGTTTAGATTCTGTGCTTTTAAAGATATATATAATAATAAATACAGTTATTATCATTATGATAAAAATAGATTAGAAGGAAACGCTATCATGTATGGAAGTATTTCTATGTTTTACTCAGAAGAACATAAAGAAGATGAAGACATAACACAACTGGTAGAAGACATAAATACATTTTCTAAAGGCAGCTATGGTAGATATTACAAAGAAGGAGACCTCTCATATATTTCTGATAGAAAGATAATTAATAAAATAATGGAGATGTCTGTTGATTCTAAGAAGTTAAATATTATTTATCACGAAATGCGATCAAATAGAGTAGAAGATTATCCGTCCGAAGAAATCTATCTATTTAACAAATATAATAACCCGGTATCCTTTGTGAATGAAATCAAAAACACGCGAATAATTCAAGAAAAAAATAAGATGATATATTTGGGGACGATGTGTTATAAATTATTAGATGTTAATCAAATTCCCATTATGAAAGAAAAAATGTTAGACGACTCTCTTACAAAAAAAATAAGTCAAACATTTTCAGAAGTACAAAAAGTAAATGAAAAAGCTAAAGACTTTAAGTCTGCAGAAGAATTCAACTCTTTCTGGAAGACTTATAAGTTTTCTCTATGAGCTTAATAATATAATTAGTTAAATCTTATTATATATTTTTTTCTTAATTCTTTTCAACAATTTGTATAATTTCTTATCGCCCGTGATGGATATAATTTCCTCCGCTGTTAGAAATTTAATCTCAGACGACTCCATTATAGAAGGGTTATTAATGTTGATATCAATGTTAGGACAATACCGGGGATCTAACATAACAGCAGGGTAATAGATATACTTATATTCAACACCTTCGTCCACAAATCTATATTCAAACCGAGGAACGTCCCATAATATTTTATATTTAGATTTAGGGATATTAGTTTCTTCTGAAAATTCTCTTATGGCTGCGTTAATATCATTCTCATTTCTATTCTTCATACCCTTAGGCATCTCCCATACGCATGTTGTAGATTTACTATTTTTTAACAGCTTCATTAGTTTTATGCCGTTATCTGAAAGAAACTTCTTCTCAAATTTACTTTTACAGCTCTCGTATTTAGATAATTCTTTGCTATTCATCTGGCGAGGAGTCTTTAAATAAGACATATACCATATGTTGCTAAAATTCATAGACATAATGCATATTTTTTCTTCTATAGACATATTATTAAATAAATTAATTACATCAGAGTCGTTAGATTTACTATATATGCCCTTTACGAATGTGATAAATGCGTATGTCGCTCTTTTTTTTATTAATAAAAATTCGTAACGATTATTATCAGCGGGAGAGCTGGCCTTAACCTTTCTCATAAGAGAGATGCCGTAAGAAGTAACAGTATGCATTTTTATAATTATTTGAAAACATATTTAATACATTTATACCGAGAGTATGAAGGGTTCTAATAAAGATATCAAAATAGGCGGCGGTGCCTTTTCTAATGTTTATGCTAAGTCACATAACAGCACTAAAGTAGTAAAGAAATATATGGAAGGAGACTTAGAGGATGCCGATAAAGAAATATCAATATTAAGAACAATAAAAAACAACAGAAAGAAATTTAAACAAATCTTTACAGAAGAATTAGGATACTCGTGTAAAAGTAGTTTGATAACCATTAAGGATTTTTATTTAGAATCAGATAATACAATCGCATGTATAGTTTTTAAAAGATACATATGTGATTTATATTCACTGAACAAAGAATATATATTATCTACAGGCGAACCCATGGATATTCAAATAGCATTATACATATATCATAAAATAATGTTAGGAATATCAGAATTAGAATTTAACGGTATAATCCACGGAGACTTAAAACCGGAAAATGTAGTAATCGGAATTAAGAAAAATATGAATAAAAAAGATAAACCCTCTAATACCAATCAATTAGTAGAATTTATTAAAAAGAATAGTGTAAAAAAAAACGGAATCAATTATATTATATCAAACATTGAAGTCAAAATAATAGATTTCAACAAAATAGTACCGACCAGCTCGTATATAAAGGACACAAGGATTCAAACTATATATTACACGCCTCCAGAAATAATATTAGGAAATATAGGATATAACAATTCAGTAGATATATGGACGGCGGGATGTATTTTATATGAATTGCTCACGGGAAGACATTTATTCAATATCGGAAATAAGAAATACTGCTTTAGTGAAGAGGAATACGACGGGGAAGATGGCGGAGAAGGCGGTGAAGATGATGGTGAAGATTGTGGCGAAGAAGGAAGCGATTGCGATAGTAGAGGAAGTAGTGAAGAAGATAGCGGGAGAGACCGCGAAGACTTTGAACATTTAGCTCTGTTACACATTTATTTTGATTTATTAGGAGAAATGCCTAAAGAAATATTAAATGATCCAGGCGTGTCCGGACAAGTAAGAGATATATTCTTTTCTAACGGCAGATTAATGGGAACTCAGTGGAGAGGTAGTGGTAATTGCTATAAAAGAGATTTTGACAAATTTAACAATTATATAGATATGATTTTTGAAAGGACATTTAAATACAATTATAAAGATAGACTTACTATTAGAGAATACTATGAACTCTATATCAGAAATAGACAAGGATAAAAAATATAATAATATTAAAAATATTTTACACAAGTCGTTAGAAATAATAAATCAAGAACTCGGCGAGACTGTTTCTATAAATTCTAAGAAAACTATTTTAGGATTATTAGAAACGGCGACTACTTTTTTGAAAAAAGATATAGAGATCGCAAGCGGCAAAAGACATGAAGTGGATAGGAATAATCTGTCTAAAATTAAAAAAATAGAACATAATAAGATACATAAATTTATAGAAGAAAACAAACGAATTATTTTTTCTAAAGACAAACATAAATGCTTTAACAAAAAAAATATAACAATACCGGCCCGCAAATATAATTTAGATGTTATTGATGATAATGACATAGAATCCTTTTTTAAAATACCCAGTAGAAACATAGCTAACTCAAAAAATAATATATTGATGGATTTTTGTAAAAATAGTATGATGGAATATGTTGACATTGGATTTGGTAACCGCTATTGGATACATTCTATAGACGAAATAAATGAGTCAAATAAAGATACTATACCGTTTAATTTGTTTATATATGATAAGTCTATAGAACAAATAGTAATGAAAGTGGGCGGATTGGGTAGGTATAGATGGGTAAACAGCAAACTATCAAAGGTGTATAATTTTTCTAAAAGCAATGTAGATAATAGTAGAAGTATCATATGTAATAATAATTTAAAAGAAAAAAATGTAAAATGTTCTAACGCGGAATGTAAATTTTACCACGATCCTTTTCTGGGGTATAAATCTAATTTTCATAGAAAGAGACAATTTTCAAATAACCCGGTTGTATTTAATTGTCCTGATTTTAAATCTGGAGAACGCGTATCTCATAATATAAAAAAAATACACTGGCACGAAGCTATAAATGTGTATCAATCTGCATTATCTATTATATTAATTGCATGTCTTCATAGCGAAGCTTAGATATTTAATTTACCATAAAACGCTGCTCAATATCTCTGACATCATTTACCTTTTCGTTAGTAAAGGTCTCACGCTGAGCGACAAGGTCACCATTGGCATCGCGACCCATTTCTACATTGAAGTCAGAAAAGAAGACAGGTACATCACGCGAGCCAGTAAGGCCAGAAGCACCGCTTTGCTGGTATTCATGAACCTTCTCGTCTAAGCTACGACCATCAGGTCCTACAATGTAACGACGAATAGAAGTAGGGCTGTTAGAGAAGCCACTGGTAGCGCCCCAAGTGACAACTACAACAAGAAGGATAGACGCGAGAGAGAGAAGGGCCACCCATGTAAGGCGAGCATTTTTTTGTACAAGAACGTCAAGGGTATCAAGATAGCTCATCTTTATTATAATTTAAGTTTTATTATTCTGTTAGAAATACAACTATATATTCTAATACAGATTATTTTTGATAAAAAAAAATAATTATTATATAAATGACAGAAACAACCAGCGTAGAAAATTCAAATAATAATGAAGCTAAATACATATATAAAAGGTTTAGCATTAAGAAAATAATAATCATAGGTGTTGTATTTCTTATAGCGGCGGTGTCATATTATTTTGTAATATATAAAGAAAACTATATACCGTCAAAACAAAGCGGAAAGAAAAGCGGGGAAAGAAAGGAAGTCATGAACGGGAAACATAACTACGAAGAAGATACAGATTTGGATGACCAGATACTTACATTTATGGAACTGCAAGATAAAGAAATGGATGAGCTTTTGGATGACAAAAAAAAAGAAGAAGATGAGCTATAAAATTCTTAAGAAGCATATTTATTGATAGAGACGTAAGAAGTAATATCTACAACGCCTTCGTCAATACTTAAGTTAAATACAAGCTCGCGGTCAGAGTCTGCGTATATTTTAACCTTTTCGGAAAGAAGCGCGTTAGAAAGAGATTTAATATAATCAATCTGCAAAGAAACGCTAAATATATCGCTCTCTGTTAAAGTAGTTTCTAAGTTAATTTTTTTGTCATCCTTACAGATATTATATCCTTTCATAGTGTTATTTATATTTCTATAGACAAACTGAAGATGCTTACCATTAGCCCGCTCTATAGTAATCACCTCGCTGAAAATATAGATATCATTAATTAGTTTCTTAAAATATTTACCACTTAATTCAAACTGAAGAGGATAATTCATATAGTCTAAAGATTTATTCATATAGGTTTCATAATTATGCTCACTTTCAATTAAACGAATTATATGACTTTCGTCAATAGAAAGCTCTTTATTATTAAGAACAATTACTAAGTTTTTACGATAAGATTCTTTCTTAAGAATAAAAGAAATTAACTCATAGTTCTTATCTATCTTTTGAGTAATGCGGTCTAAGTTTTTTGTATCTAAAGTAATCATTAAAGGCCGCTCGCAGAAATAGTGATTTAACTTATTAGGATTTAGCTTGATATGAATAATATTTTTTTCTAAATGGTCAACACCAAAGAATAAAATTCCGCCACCATTAAAACAGAAATTAATTTCTTTCACATTCATATTCTTAAGGAGACCAAACACTTTTTTAAACACTGACACATTATCGTAAGCCATTTCTACCACATTACTGGAGCTACTGGGCTCATATACAATTCCATTACGAGGCATAGGAGCCGGCTGTGGGTTTCGGCGAGGGCGCCCGACTGAACGCTTTTGAGAAGACATAACTAACTTATTAATATATTATTCTAACTTCTAATATAATTAATTAATAATTGATGCACTAAAATATCGTGTGCCAATCTTTTTTCAAAAATATCAAAATCAGAAGAAGAAATATTATAGAAATTTTTTATTATATCGCCTTCTATAAAATGGTCTCCTATGTTATATTTTTTTCTAAATACAATATCTTTACAAGAGTGGTAGAATTTACAGTTAGGAAAAGAACATTTAGGACCTTTGATACATTTTTTATATTTCTTACCTTTACGACTATGAACACCGCCGTTAGAAATATTACCCTCTAATATATATCCATTCAAATTTATATAAAAATTATCAGACATATTGCTATAGTAAATATTATAAGGACACATGCCTGAAATATACTTAACTACACTGTCAGAAGTAGAATAGTCTTTAGATACAATAGTTATCGCGGGGATTCCTTTTACGTCAGCAACTGTATCGCATTTAAATGCGGCGTCATGAACAGGAGTGGTTGTATTTTCTTTACTATCGCCGGGGTCAGAAATAGCATCTTTGATTTCTTTACTATTTACTAAAAATAAATTATTCAAAGCATGAACTCTGTTTGTTATCTTACTAATAGTGTGTTCTAATTTAGAAATTAATTCAAATCGGAAACTAATATTACTTAAATTCAAAAGCTCACTATCCTCGTTATCAGCTATGTCTTTAGAAATAATATTAGCATCTCGGGAAAGGGCGTCGGAATATAAAGAATATATATTATCTATAGACTGTAAACAACATTCTAACTTATCGTCTATTTTATTTATTGATATATCAGAAAACTGCATTATAATATCTATGTAGGTAATAATTTTTAATTAATTACTCTGGTAGCTGCATCAGTAGCGGCTGCGCTTTTATAAACAGAAGAAAACTCTTTTGAAAACTTATCATTAATCTTATTAAAAATTTGACGAGCTTTAGCATCGGCTTCTACTTCTAACTTCTTAGTATCACACTTGCTTTTCTCTTCATGCAAAATCTGATTGAAAATACTATTTAAACTCGCAAAATTATCCACTTCTATAACGCCGGGCTGGTCAGCAGTAGGGGGCTTTGCGCTTTTTATAATAGGCTTTACATTAAAGACACGACCTTCTATATCTAAGGTTACAGGAGTGGTAATCGCATCAATAGCCGTCTTAAAACTAAGCATCTCTTTTTCTAAGATAGAATTCTTATCGACGGGCTCTTGGCGGGCTTTAGATACAGCAGCGTCAGAGGTATTTTTAGCAGCTAAAGCCCGGGCTTCATTAACCAATTGAGCATTTTTAGCCTTAAAATTGTTTAATTGAGAAGACTTTACAGAGGCCGGCATGGTGTTATATATTTTAAGAGCTAAAGGATTTAAACTCTTTTTATATTCGTCTTCTATTATAACGTTGAAATCGGTACTCTTATTCTCTAAAGGACTGGTAATTAAGGTGTAAAACCCATAAGCCAGGCCTACAAAGAGAAGGAATATTTGGAACCCTATAAGTGTTTCTAAAAGAGAAGGCATTTTATATATATTACAGAATATATAATAAAATTGATTTTTCATTTATATTAATATAATTTCTAAAGACTATAGACATGGCACCGGTTAAATCAATTAATATCACAGCTAACGACCAAATTGTCATATCTGTATATAAGAATATATGCTATGAATTTACAAAATATAGAAATCTGTCTTTAGAAAATCCAATTATGGAAGATAGCACTTTTAGCGAAGAAGTTTTTAACAAAGGTCACGTTGTTATTAAATGTAATTTTACGTCTATTAAAGAAAATAACGGAAAAAATAAAAACACATATATCATACTTTATCATTTTATTATGAGCGACCAATTAAAAGCTGCGGATATTAAAAAAATGATTAACAAACTAAAATCTCAAGAAGGAGATAACTCATTTGATATTATATTCATTACGCAAAATTCTGTAAGTACGCACTTAGGAAATTATATAAAAGAATATCTAATCTCATCTAATTCAGACAGGGAAAAGATTTCATGTATGTTTGAACATGACGAAACGTATTGTAACTGCCATAAGAATAATATATACACATACACTTATTATAACTTTATTATAACAGTACCTAAACATATATTAGTGCCGGATTATAAAGTATTATCTAAAGAAGAATCAAACGAAGTCATCAGACAATTATACACTAAGAAAAGCATGCTACCTAAGATTAAAAGAAATGACCCCTGCGTCATATGGTCTTCAGGAAACATAGGGGATATCATACAATTCACAAGAAATGACGAAGTCACGGGGAAATCTATATACTATAGAGTAATCGTTTAAATACAAGATTTCATCATTTCTTATAATTTGAACGGTAAGAAAAAAATTGATTTTTTTTAATATACTATACACTAAAGAAGATAGTAGAATCAATATGTTTTCAAGTTTTATGAATCAAATCAAGCAAGCAGCGTCTGCTATCTTAGCGGAACAAGTTAATGAACTAAGCACGCAGAGATTTACACAATATGATACTAATTTAGAATGCAATTCTTATACTATTAATAAAAACAAAGAAACTATTATATATGTACGGGTATCTACTAAAGAACAGAATTTAGAAGCTCAAAGGGATACATGTGAAAGATTCTGCAAAGATAATAACTTAACAGTTAAACAAATTATCACGGAACATTGTAGCGCGTATAAAGATAATTCACAAAAAGGACTAATGTGCGTGCTAAATGAAAATAAAAACATTAACCTAATTGTATTTTCTGTGGACAGATTCACAAGAAACACTCAACACGCGAATCAATTTATTAATACCATGGAAAAAAATAATATCTCTTTGATTTCTATCAAAGAAAAGATATCCTTAGATACATCTTTTGGAAAACATGAATTTAGAAAATTAGTAAGCGCGAGTCAATTTGAATCAGAATTAATCGCAGAAAGAGTAAAAAATAGTGTAGCTTTTAGAAAAAATAATAATATTCCTATGGGGAGACAGACTTACGGGTTTAAGTTATTTAACGGAAAAGTAGTAAAAGACTTTAAAGAACAAGCAGTCATCAAATTTATATTATCTTTTAGCAAAAAAAATACAACTATTAGAAAAATAAACGCAGGGATTTCAAGTCTTCTAAAGGATCATAATATGATTGAAAATTATAAACCACTCATTATATCTATCGAAGATGACCAGTTTGAATACAGAACACTCGGCGAAAATGAATCATTCACCACGACCATAAAAAATATCGCAGAGATTCTTAATGACTATGGTATCAAAAAAAGAAATCTACCATGGAACTCTTCTAAAGTATCCAGCGTTATTAAAAATGTGCATGTTATGAATATTAAATCCATCAAGAACATGAAAGTATAAACTTTTAAGAGTCTCTGGATTACAAATCTATCGGAGTTGATAGCTCATCTATATTTTTTTCACAATCAAGATTATTAAAACAAACCTTTTTATATATAAAAGTAAAATAGATAGAGATAAACAAAACCGAGACTATAGAAAGTATAAGTATTTTTTCAACAGTGCTCAATAGAGAAAACTCTCTTTGAAACAAAGCAAGCAAGAGAATGCAAGAAAGTAAAATGATAAAATATAAAACTTTGAAAACAGTATAACACGTACCAGACCGCGGCGGCATAATGATAATTTAATACAATATTGAATACAGTTGTTGATTTTTAAAAGTATATTAATATAAATATTTTTTCTATATACTAATATAAAATGGAAGACTGGGCGGTTGCGGTGTTTATAATACTATTTGTTTTGATTATAAGTGCGTTATTAGTGAAGATGTTATTTTTCAAAGTAGTAGTAGCTCCGGAGCCGGAGAGAAGAGACGTATATAAATTAAACGACGCAGAATCTACAAATGATCTATCGCTGTGATGTAGTAGAGCTTTTTACTTGAATAGAAGTAATGCTCTTAGATGGAGATGGTTTGTTTTTTTTGTTAGAAGTAAATTTAAATAAGGCACCAACTACAACCGCGACGAGTAGTATATAGAACAAAATCATAGGGTCAAACTTAGAGTCGCTACTCAGACCTTTAGTAGAAGTAAATGCGGACAATTCGTATTCAGACATTTATTATTGTATATAAATCCTGTTATAAAATATTGTAAAATTGAATTAATATGACGGTTATATAAAATAAGTCAAAATGGAGTTCAAATGGGAGAACATTAACACGTTTAAAGATATTTTTAATATTGTTTTATCCATAAAAGATATAGCACAATTTAAACAACTTTTAGAATTAAAATCTGATGGAAAAGATATTTTGGAAACTATTATTAGGCTATTTGCGTATACAGAATGTTTAGCGAAGAATTCAAGTGAGTTCAAATGGAAAGCATGCTCGGGTAATTTTAACTTAGGTACTATCAAAAGAGAAAATAATATGTTTAATCTTTTCTATGAGATTAAAAATAATAAAATTAGTCTAAAGAAAATTAAAGATTCTGGTGATAGTAGTGATTTAACAATTATGAATGAAAACGGAGATATAATCGCATTTACTTCTAAAAACTTAAGTAAGAAAAATATGAAATTCAATAACATGGATATTGATAAACTTCTTATGTATTCTAACGAATACAAAGTAAAAGTTAAATTAGGGGTATGCTGTAGATATGAAAGTGAATGGTTAGATATGATTAATAAATGTAAAAATACAACACTAACGCCGGCTATTAAAAAAATAATAAGTAAGACCATTGTTATTGATAAACATAAGCTAACTATTTGCTGGGAAAGATTTAAACAAAAATATTCAAATACTAATTTTGAAGATTTAGTAAGCGGGAATGTGGATATTGAAAGAAGTACAATATGCTTTAGACCACATCAGGAATATACTATACATAAAACTTTACATATTATCAGAAAATATCAAAGCAATAAACAATATGTTAATATTTTATGGGGACATGTCGCCCGTAGTGGTAAAAGCTATATGATGCTTGGTGTTATTGAAGAAATATTTAAAACTGGAATAGAAAAAGGAAGAACAAACTTAAATATTTGTATTATAACAACGGCTCCTAATGAAACGATTCAGCAGTATTTGGAAATTATGAAAAGTTTAATAAGCAAAGATTTCGGATTTGTAAATATTATTACGGATTTAAAACAAGTTCAGAGCAATTATCAACCGGGGTTTAATCTCTTTATACTATCTAAACAACTTTTGGCTCATAAAGAAAATAAAGATATAGCTGTTAAATTGTTTAATTCAAAAGAAAAGAAAATTTCTCTATTAATTGGAGACGAGATTCACCACGGAGGGTCTACGATTATATCTAAAGACCTGATAAATAAATGTTTTAAGAAATGTAGTAAGATTTTTGTTACTGCGACTTATAATAAAGTTAAATATAACTTTGATATACATGAAACTATTAATTGGTCTTTAGAAAATATACAAACTATGAAAAAAAATAATTCTGACTTAAGATTAGTATATGAAGACGCTGAAGAGTTTGTAATAAGCAAACAATACTATAGCTCGGACTATAACTTATATCCTAAACTAAGTGTAATTGGAGTTGATAAGTTTGATCATGTGTTACAACACGGCATGAAGTCTATATTTAATAATATTAAAGATAATAGAAATGAATTGAAGCAAATGATGAATTATGTACTACACTATATTATCTTTAAGCTAAATGAAGAAAATATTAAAATAAATCAGCGTTCTATATTAGGAAATAATTTTAATAAAGTACCGGTTATCATAATATTTCTACCGAGTTTAAATATTAGTAAAACTTCTAAAATACTATCTGAAATAATTTTAGAACTTAATCAGACAGCAGAAGTGTGTTTATGTAATACCTCTGATTCAAATGATTCGTTTAAAGAAAATATATTAAACTCTCAAAAAATAGCTATTAATCTAGGAAGGTCTTATGTAGTAGCTTTGACGGGATCTCAAGGACATTTAGGTGTTTCTATAGAAGATTGTGATTTGGTCATATTGATGAATGACTCAAATAGTTTAGATTTTATATTTCAATCAATGTTTAGGAGCATGACGGAAAGCAGAATCGGAAATAAGCAGGTTGGTTACGTTATAGATTTCAACCTTAAAAGAAGTATATTTTCAATGCTGGAATATAGTAATTCAAATAAAGATATAACAAATTATTCGGATATCAAAGCTTTAGAAAATATAATTAAAAATGATGTTATTGACTTTAGATTTTCTACAGGAATGGAAATGAATTTGGTTGATAGACAATATATGTTTAATAAAATTCAAGACTACTATAACTCTATAAAGATGAGTAGAATTGATTATTATATTAACAAAATTAATAATATTGATTTAGAATTAGTTAATATTATTTCTAAAGACATGCTATTAAAAATTAAAAAATTAAGTACAAATATTCAAATAGATGAAAATAAAAAAAATAAAGACTTAGTGTTTAAAGACAATGAATCTGATAATAAATCTAATATAATAAATTCAAGTTCAGAGAAATCAGATAGCACAGCTTCTGAAATTAAAGCTAATGATATTACTTATTTTATATCTTCTATTAAATACTTAACGCCGCTTTGTTGTATATTAACTTTAGATGAATGTGGTAAATCAAAATTGAATTTAATTGATATGTTAATATATATTCAAAGAGATTCTTCAAATTTAGAACTTAAATCAGTACTAACAGAACAGTTTTCTACCTGGTGCGGAAAAAAAGTATCAACTATGGACGTTGACAATCTAATTCAAACAATTGAAGAACTTAGTTTAGAAAATAGTTCATTTAAGAAACAGGTTGAAGATGTTTCTTCTACTATTAAATTAATTTTAATGGAGGCTAAAGGAGATATGAAAGAAATGTCAAAGTTAGTTGAAAAACATTTAACACCTTCTGTTTTAGAAAAAAAGAAAAACGCAGAAGTCAGCACGCCTGATAAACTATGTAAGGAAATGCTAAGTAGTTTAAAGAAAGAAATAAAGGTATTGTTTAAGGAAAGTAACGGATTAATTAACCGGCCTTTCAAAATATTTGAACCGTGCTGTGGTAAAGGAATATTCTTAATAAATATCTACTTATTTCTTAAAGAGAATTCAACTTTGAGCGATAAACAGATTTTAGAAGAATGTATTTACTTTGCTGATATAAGCCCTTTGAACATATTTATCTGTAGACTATTATTAAATCAAATAGTAGATGAGAATGGAGAAGAGTATAAGCTGAACTATAGTTTAGGAAATACTTTGGAATTAGACATTAAATCTAAGTGGGGACTGGAAGGATTTGATGCTGTAGTCGGGAACCCGCCTTATAATGAAGATTCTTACAGAACTTTAGATAATTATCAAAAACCACTATACCATTTATGGGTTTATAAATTTGTAGATAATTCATTATATATAATATATGTAACTCCTTCTAAATGGTTTTCTTCAGAAGTAGAAGAATTAAGAGAATTTAGAAAAAATATGGGGTCGTATAATGTTTCTATTTTAAATAGTATTCCGGACGATACATTTAAAAATGTATCTATTAAAGGAGGGTGCTCTTACTTTATGATAGATAAATACTATAAAGGACTTACTAATTTTAATAATACTTTTATTAATATAAATAAATACGACATTATCGTAGATTCTAAATTTTACTCTGTTTTAGATAAGATTATTGAATTTGTAAAAGATAATGATTGTTTAAGTAAAATTTATAATTCACAGGGAACATATTTAAATAATAAAAATGAAAAATTACTATGCAAAAACTACAAAGAAAACAATATTAAATGTTTAGTATCAAAGGCTAAAGGACTGTATAATTACATAAATGATGACTTAGTAAAAAAAGAATACAACTATTATAAGTTAGCAACACCGGCGGCCGCGTTTAGCGGTAAAAGCGGATTTTCTAATTTATACATATTAAATGATTTAGAAATACATAGTAGAAGTTATATACATTTTAAATGCGAATCTTTCATTCACGCTAAATATTTAAAGTCCTATTTAGAATGTAAAACCATTAATTTAATGCTTTATTTGAGAAAAATATCACATAACATGTGCCATAAAGACTTATTTAAATGGATACCACTAATTACATTAGATAAAGAGTATTTAGATTCTGATTTATATAAAATATTTAATTTAACATCAGAAGAAATTGCAGTTATTGAAAGTGCAAATATAAAAATGTTATAATAATATTATTTTATATATTTGATTTTTAGATTTTTTCAGAATATATTTACATATTTTAAAAAACATTTCTACTTGTATTTAGAAAATTAAATATATTTATTTTATAATTACGAAGTTTATATTTTTTTTTAATAATGGACGTTGACAATCTAATTCAAACAATTGAAGAACTTAGTTTAGAAAATAATTCATTTAAGCAACAGGTTGAAGATGTTTCTTCTACTATTAAATTAATTTTAATGGAGGCTAAAGGAGATATGAAAGAAATGTCAAAATTAGTTGAAAAACATTTAACACCTTCTGTTTTAGAAAAAAAGAAAAACGCAGAAGTCAGCACGCCTGATAAACTATGTAAGGAAATGCTAAGTAGTTTAAAGAAAGAAATAAAGGTATTGTTTAAGGAAAGTAACGGGTTAATTAACAGGCCTTTCAAAATATTTGAACCATGTTGTGGTAAAGGAATATTCTTAATAAATATTTACTTATTTCTTAAAGAGAATTCAACTTTGAATGATAAGCAGATTTTAGAAGAATGTATTTACTTTGCTGATATAAGCCCTTTGAACATATTTATCTGTAGACTATTATTAAATCAAATAGTAGATGAAAATGGAAAAGAGTATAAGTTGAACTATAGTTTAGGAAATACTTTAGAATTAGACATTAAATCTAAGTGGGGATTGGAAGGATTTGATGCGGTGGTTGGAAACCCGCCTTATAATTCAAGCGGAACATGTAAAGGAGGAGCTAATCTATGGCAAAAGTTCGTAGTTAAGGCATTAAAAGAATGGATTATTTCTATGGGTTATTTACTTTATGTTCATCCATGTGGTTGGCGTAAACCTGAAGGTAGTAACTCATATACTAACGGATTATTTAATCTAATGTCTAAAGAAAATACAATGATTGAATTAAAAATTAGAAATACTAAACATGGGATGGAAACATTTAAATGCGGAACTCGTTATGATTGGTATTTATTAAGAAAAGAATTTAATGAAAATGTTTTAACAAAAATTATTGATGAAGAAAATATTGAATGGGATTTAAAATTATATGAAATGGAATGGTTAGCTAATATGAAATTTGACTTAGTAGATAGAATATTTACTAATGATAAAAATAATAGAGTTGATGTTTTGTTTGATAGTAAATACCATTCAGTTAGAAACTATGTCTCCTCAATAGAGACAAAAGAATTTAAATACCCTTTAGTTCACTCAACTCCTAAATCCGGGGTTAGATATATGTTTAGCTCTGTAAATAATAAAGGACATTTTGGAATTAGTAAAGTTATATTCGGAGAAAGTGGAATTTACGATGTTATAATTGACAATGATGGGATGTTTGGAATGACTCAGGGATGTATATCAATTGTTTGTGATAATAAATTTAAAGAATACAAAATGGATTATTATCTAAAGACTTTCATAATATATTAAAATGTTGTATGTTTGGTAATTTTAGAATTGAGTGGAAGCTAATTACATATCTTAAAAAAGATTTCTACCTGTATTTAGAAAATGCCTCATCCTGTTTGTAATTTTTCTGATAACGATAATAAATGTATTAATCGCGCTTACTACAATTATAAAAACAGCAGACCGATATTTTGTAAGAATCATAAGTTAATTAATATGATAGATACTTCTAAGCCGGTCTGCTCGGTAGAAGAATGTCTACTTCGTGGTATTTTTAAAGTAGAAGAAATAGATAACATCGGTAAAAAAAATAAAATATACTTTTGTAGCAGACACTCTCCGGCACATGGTTGTTCAAATACTAACCATAAAAAGTGTATTTTTGTTTCTGAGGACAATATTAAATGCGAAAAGAGAGCGCTTTATGGATTTGAATTAGACAAAAAATGTTTATATTGTAGTAATCATAAAAAAGAAAATATGGTTCATATAGGAAATTTATCTAAAATTAAAAAGAATTAGGTAAAATAAATTAATTATTTTTTTTTGTGGATAAAATAAATACTAATATATAGACAGTTGTTTTATAGCTTTTTATAAAGTCTAAATAAATACTAAGTAATATAATAAAATGAGTAGTGGTGGAGTTTATAGCCTTTTGTCGAACGACGGTAAGCAAGATATGCCGCTTATGGCCACCGAGGGTCTTTCTCGTCGTCTCGCCAGCATTCGTCTCGCCCGTAAAGACCTTCCTAATCCTAATCCTACCCTCGCTGATATCGAAAAGACCCACGTTCTTTTCATGAACGCGCACTTCAAGCCTTTCGCCGCTATGGGCTTTGAATACAACAAAGTCGTCGGCAACAACCCTTCGCTCGGCTCCAAGCACCAATTCTCCATTCCTCAGTTCGGTGACTTCTTCAACGATATGGTTGTCCATGTCAAGATTAACTCGCCTACTGTCACCTACAGTGGTTCGGCTGTCAACAACGATGCCGACTGTGCTCTTTTCCGTTGGTGTGACTTCCCTGGCGAGCGTCTTTTCCAAAAGGTCTCGTTCGATGTTAACGGTAACGGTTTAGATGAGTACTACCCTGATACCTACAACGTCCACCGCCAATTCTACGTCAGTGAATCTAAGAAGGTCGGCTGGTTCAAGAACATGGGCCAAGAACTTCCTGTAGATGCTATGTACAAGTACCACGATGACACGCAAAACCCTCTTCGTCCTAAAAACGCTCGTGCGTCGTTCCGCCACTATGACGGCCACCAAACTTACAAGCAATCGCACGAAGACCTAGAAATGTTTATCCCTCTCCTCTTCTGGTTTAACACCGACCCTCGTCTTTCGATTCCTTCGGTATGCATTCCTTACGGTCAGCGTTTTATTAACATTGATTTAGCCACTCCTCAGCAACTTCTTCGTGCTATTATTAACCCTGGTGCTCTTTCGACCTCGAATCTTACTGCCCCTGTCGTTACTACGCCTACCTTTGCTAACTTTGACCTTTACATTAACAACATTTTCGTCCAACCTGATATTCATGATATTTACATTGCTCGTGTCGGTTTCTCGCTTATCCGTGTACACCGTCGACAGGTTACGAACGTCAACAAGGCCTCGGACAACATCCACCTTCAATCGCTCAAGTGGCCTATCGAGACTCTCTACATCGGTATTCGTCCTACTGCTAACGTCACGTCGAACGCCGTAGTCACCTCGGTTAACAACCAAAACTCGGTTATTGACCCTAACATGAGCGACTGGCACAAATTCGGACGTGTAACTGAAACTTCGGTATCGCAATCGGCTGGTGTCACTGGTGCTTCAGCTGGCTACCTTCTCAGCAAACAAGTCGGACACGTTTCGCGCATCAGCATCTCGGCTCAGGGCATTCCTCTTTTCAACAACATGCCAAGCAAATTCTTCAACTCGTATGTACCTTTCACCTACGGCGGCTGGAACATTAAAACTCCTGAAGATAACGGATTATACATGGTATCGTTCAACCTTTACCCAGGCACGTACCAACCATCCGGTCATATTAATGTGTCCCGGGCACGTGAATTCTACTTTGAGTACACCAGTGATTACGTCCGATCGGACCGCACTGCTGACCTCGTCGTTAACGCGGTTGCTATTAACTTCTTGCTCATATCGGATGGAAGTGCCGCACTTCGTTATGCGACTTAGGAGGGTTGCGCTGCAATCACTAATCAACAGAATATATCAGTGTATATACAATGGATATATTTTTTTTTGATAAAAAAATGAATTCGGCTTTGGTTAAATACATAATACACTGATATTTAGCATTAAAGGCAAAAATGAAGCACTCTTCTAAGGAAATATCTATTAATAAATTAGCCGAGCTTAACTTTATGATGAAAGATGATAGCTTATATGTTAACACTAATACTCGTATGATTATTGTATGTATGACTCACGGAGAAGAATGGGAGTCAACAGTTGGAGATGCTTATCGCAAAGCGAAATATTGTAATGAATGTCGTAAATTAGATGGAAATTGGAAAGATGTTGCGATTAGAAATAATTATACTATTTTAAATGAAAACGGAATTTATGCTACATTTCAATGCGAATCTAGACACACACCATGGAATACACAGAAAAGTCATATTAAATTCACCAAGTGCAAAGAATGCTCAGGTAACAGATTGTCTAAAGAAGAAGTAGTTAATAAAATTAAGTCAAGAGGATTTGAATTATTAAACGAAGATGAGTTTGAAAATACTAAAACAAGAGGTAAGTTTAAATGTTCTAAAAATCATAATTGGATCACAGAAATTCATAATGTTTATGGCGAAAAATCCGGATGTCCTGAATGCTCAACTACAACAGGAGAAAGAAGATGCCGTTTTATTCTAGAGACTATCTTTAAAAAACCATTTATCAGAACTAGAGATGTAGTTAAGATTAATAATCAGCGGCTGGAGTTAGATATGTATAATGAAGAATTAATGACGGCGTGTGAATACTCGGGAATTCAGCATTTCGTGGAAGATAAAAAGTTCTTTCATAAAGAAGGCGGATTTGAAGAACAAGTAGAAAGAGATAGTCTAAAGAAACAATACTGCGATGATAACAATATTAAGCTAATTGTAGTTCCTTACACTATTTATAAATTTATGGACACAGTTGATTTTATTTTAAATGAATTATCAACCAGTGGAAAGCTTAATAAAGAAGAATTAGATATTGACTGGGGTGTAAAACAATTTGAATACACTTCTATTATTGATAATAATCTTCTAACAACTACTAAAATGAGAAGCGAAATGGATGACATTGCTGATAAAAAAAATGCTAAATATTTAGGTATTACCAGTAATGGTCGTCGTTCTTTACATAAGTTCTTATGCGAAGATAACCACGAATTTAGCCTACAATCTAGCGATATTAACAGAGGAAGATGGTGCTGGGATTGCTCAGGAAGAAAACCACTATCTACAAAAACTGTAGCAGATATTTTAGCTAAAATTAATATGAGTTTAGAAGGAGAGTACGAATCATCTGGAGTGCCTGTTAAAATTAAGTGTAATCATTGCGAGAACGAGTTTGAGAAGATTTGGGACAATATCAAACAAAGAGAGCTAAAATACGGATGCTGTTGTTTATGTAATTCTTCTAACATTAAGGTAGCAGAAATTAATGAGAAGTTAGAAAAAATAGGATTTAAGTTTGCCGATAAGCTATATGTAGATGCTAAAACAAAAAACACTTATGAATGCGAGAAAGGCCATAAAATTGTAGGTGCGTGGAATGCGATTCAGCATAGAAAAGGGAAGTGTAAAGTATGTAATCCGACTAAGAATATGCTAAATAAGTTAAATAAAAAAGAAAATAAACATGAGGATAGCATGAAGTAAGATTTGATATATTGTCTATAGACTAAATATGTCATTTTTTTTTGATTTCTACAATATCGGATTTAAGGATTTTCTTAATGACTCCGGGGGGTGTTAGGATTTTTAATTCTCTTATTTGATAATAAATTGATTTTTAAATATCCTTAAAATTCTTTTATATCATTTAAGGAATTTAAATTTTCTATTGGCCCGTTGGGGGGCTAATACATTTTTCTATTGTCGTATTATTCATAATAGAAAACCGTATTGAAATTAACATGTATTATTGTATATAAAATAATGGAATATTCGTTTTTAGCTTTTTTAGAAAATAAAAATATTAATATTGATAAAATTTATATTGATAGATTCTATCATTCTATATGTAATAATAAGTGGATATTAGTATGCGATAAAACTTTAGAATGGTGTGGGTATAAATCTGAATCAGATAAATATAAATCTCAAAAAAAATATCTACAACTGTTAAATTCTAATTTTAATAATAATGAGTATAAATTACTCACTTCTGGTGAATTCAATAGTTATAATAAAGATGAATTAAATATTTTATTTAAACAAAATGATACGCACGGGAACAAAAAAATGTATTTACTTTTAAGGCCTCGTTTATTTAAAGAAAGTTTAATGTTAATGCAGACTGAAAAATCTAAACAAATTCGCAAGTATTACTTAGATTTAGAAGAATATTTTAATAAATACGTTGAATACACATCAGGATTAGAGATAGCTAAATTAAAAGAAGAAAATGAAAGACTAAAGAAAAATCAATCTAATATCATAGTTCACTACGTGACTCAATATAAGCCGTTAGAAAATAATACATTTATTTATGTAATGGCGACAAAAAGTTATATGTCTAAAAATTTATTTAAAATAGGTCATACTACTGATTTAAAAAAAAGAATTAAACAACATCAGTCAAACAGAGCTAACGGAGATGAAATGTATTTAATATTTTCTATGAAAGTATTTGACTCTGACGTTATGGAAAAATTTATATTTAGCAAATTAGAGCCGTTTAGACAAAGTAAGTTTGAATTATTTCATATTAATTTTAATATGTTGATGGAAATTATGAAAGAGTTTGAAAGAATGGAGTTAGAAAACAATAACATCATCAACTCTATTTTTTCTAAATACAATCCAGAAGATGTTAAAAATTTAAATTTGTCAGAAGACATTGAAATTATTTCAGAAAAAGCTAACAAAGAAGCCGGGCTAAGTACTGAAAACAAATACTTACCGCCGGTAGAAAAAATAAGAAAAATAAATGAAGCTAAGCACTTAGACACTGATGTTATCAATGATAAATTTAGAAATGTTGGACTTTGTTTGTCTAAAGAATATACAGGAAATTGCGAGGAAGCACAGGAGTGGAGTTGTCTATCAGTTCTAAATCATACTTTTACAGCGTCATATAGTCATGCTAAGTGGAAGTATTTAGAAGGAAATAATAAGGCGGGATTAGTAGGGCGTAAAGGTTGTCCTTATTGTTCTAAACAGAATATATTAGAAAAAGTTAAATATTATTCATATAAGAATAAGACTTGGGAGTTTATCGAATCTTATGAATCATTTGAAGACTTAAAGAAAAAAGAAGAAGAAAAAGGACTTTTGGACACGCCAGACAAAGTTAAAATTATTAAGAATATCATTAGAGAAGAACGTTGGTTAACCCCGGTTGATGACGTTGTCTATAGTATCTTATCGCCTGATGATAAAAATATGCTTAATTTAAATAAAGTTTTAACTGACTATGAGAAGTATATTATTGATATTATCGGTATTAATTATACTATGATGAAACAAAGAATCTTTAAGAGTAAATTCAACCTTATTATTTCTATAGACGAAGAAAACAAAAAAGCATATGTCAGCGATAGCATGACTCAGCTTAGTTTAAAGTTAAGCTATGTCGGTTGCGATGGGAAAAAATTAAATAGAAAGACTATTGCTAAATATGTCGATAGTGAAAAAATGTATGCTGGTTATATTTTTAGATGTTGTGATAATATTTTGGCAGAAGAGTATAAAGAAAAATATGAAGTGGTTTTCTTATAAATATTAAAAAAAAGAATATAATTCTAATTAATATGTTAATTATATATTACTTTTTTGGCTTTATTCTTTCTTTTATTTCTTCTATTTTTTTTCTTACTCTTTTTGCTATCCCCGCTGCTATTTATTTCAATAAAATGAGAAAAGAATTTAATTTCTTCTTTAATCTCATTTATTTCTTGACTATGCTTTT